GCCGTACAACATACGTCACTTTTCCATCCATGTCACTTCTCCTTTTCTAGCTCCTAAAGCCAGGAGCTGTAGCTGAAAAACATCCTGTCCTTACTATATAGTAACTCGGTTATTCCACTATGTCAATACCTTTTTTAAAATATTTTCTCTTCCACAAACAATGCTCCTGCTCTTGAGAATTGCAGCTTTTACTAGATTTAGACCATCTTTTTGTAGATCAAAAGCTGAGTTCCATAAACGCGGTACAAGGATACCAACACCTCCGAATTCCCTGAATCCATTAATATTCTTGTCAGCGTCATCGACAAGAACAGCTAAAGGACAAGCTACAAAACGTTTGTCCCTACCAAGATAAACACGACCGTCTCGGAGATAATGTGGTAAATGAAGTTTCAACCAACGTGTCTTACCGTGAGCTGATTCTTCATTAGCCGGTGAAGAAAGTATACAAACATTCTCACGACCAAAAGTTTCTTCACAAGCTGTAAGGATAGCTTTTCCATCTTCTGTCCATGGTATGGTGTGCCAAAAGTAGCTATCCAAAGCTAACCAGAAGAATTCCTCTGTAATATTAGTTGCTTCGCAGAATTGTGCAACTGTATGCCAATCACCCTCTTTGAATTGTACTTTAACTGTTTTATCAAACCACTTGATAAAGTGATTATGGAAATCACAAAGTACACCGTCCATGTCAATGTAGCATTTTGGCCTACACATGTGCGCTTTTCTCCTTTGGATGGTCGAAAAAGAATGGACGAAGTTTCGCCGCGATCTCACGGCGAACAAGATAAATTCGTGAACGAGAATAACCAAGTTCACGGCCTATTTCAGCTTCTGACATATTATCACAAAGTTTACGGTAAACAAGAGCTTCGAAACGTGTGAAATTGAGCTTTCTGATTACCTCTTCAACTTCTATAGCAGACTCATGATAATCAAAACTTCTCAAAGCTCGGATAATTAATTCATGTAAATGTTTATCTTCATCTTCATTAATAGCTGAAATACTAAACATAATAGGCATATTGTTTTTATGCTTTTGAAAGCCATGTTGTGTCATTCTAATTGTCTGGTCCTGTTTCAAATAATTGGAAAGCTGGCCATGAACGCAAGAGACAATATATGGTGTAATCAAATCATTTGTTGCGTTATATTGGAATCTATTAACAGCTTCAACTAAAGCTACTGTGGCAACACCAATAAGATCATCTGATTTGCGTGGAAAGAAATTGACATAGCGTCCAACAATTTGTATGGTCAAACCAAGATGTGCTAGTATAATTTGCTCTTCAACTGTTTTATCACCAGAACGCAATTTGGCTACAAGAGCCTGTAATTGCGTTTGGTCAAGAGGCTTCGGGATCTCTTGCTGTTTAAAGCCAGAGTCGTAGCCACGAGCTTTTATCTTGCGATGTCCCAAGTACATTAGCTCTTGCTCCTAAGGTTTTGTCCTTCTTCTATTATCACATACTTTCCTATATGTCAATCCTAAAATCTTAAATCGCAGGAATGTTGCTCTTGCTCTTGAACTTGATAAAGAAAATTTGCGGGTTGAAATTAGCTTCTTCAAGGGGCTTAATATAGCCTCTTGGGTCATAAACCATCTTACCATTCCACGCTACAGCATGACCCATATTATAATTTGTTGTTCCAGTAAAGACACCTTCGTAAGCTTTTAATAGCCGGTCAAAACGATCAAGACATTGTTGTTCGGTCCAAATAGGTTTAGATGGTACATTATTTACGAAATGAAGTGTATACGGCATCAGATGAATAGACACAATCGGAATATCCAATGATAAAGCTACATCAATACATTCTTGTGGATGGAAGGCTCTTTTACTCAAAGCCGTTGGTTCTAATTCTGGCCAAACAACTTCTGAACCGTCATGTCCAATTTGACGGATCATTTCTTCAACTGCAATGTCCAGCAACATTGCAAATGCTGTTGGGACACAAGACCATTGACTAGGTTGGGTTTGTAGAAACATTTTCATCCTCCAAGAAGCGGGGTCCAATTTCACAGGAATCATCAGCAAGGTCACGAAGTTCACTACTTATATTACAACCGACAACTACTACACGGATACCTTTGTCTTGTAAGAATGTCACTAAAGGTGTCATATCACCATCAGCGGTCCCTAATACGACAATATCAATACGTTCCATATATTTAATAATTTCAACAGCCATACCAACATCCCAATCAGCTTTCTGTCGTACTGATCCTTCCGCGAATGTTTGAGCACAATGTGGGCACGTATGCGTACGCGCGGGATATTGTTTAACATCTTTTGTAAAAACACGATAATGTAAGAACTTGAGACATTCAAAGAACTTATCTCCAGCTCCTTGCATTTGTGACGCGAAAGCCAAGGCACGATAGATTTCACCATACTTACTACAGAACTCTTTGAACTTCTCATAATCCACACGAGCGCCGTTAAATTTCTTTTTAACGGTATAATACACATTGCTCACGTCAACAGCTATTAAAACTTTCATTTCTGCTCCTTGTTAAAATCAACGGGACAAGCTCCGCTCGCGCAGTCAATGTGTACTTTATCAACATCCTCTTCGATCTTTTGTTTGATCGCGGAAATGTACTTATTGTAAGTTTCTAAATTGACAGCTTCTTCAGGAAGATACTCATACGCTGAATCGTCATCACTTGTTGGCATAACACTACAACAACGAATTTGACGTTGATACTTACTAAAGAGGCGTTTGTACTCTTCAAAAGTAAGTTTGTTTTTATCATATTTCAAGGTGTAACTGATCTGGTTACCAGTTCGTCGATGTATGTCACCACCTTGTAGCCAGAATGTTTCCAAAAGCAATAAATACTGATATTGTTCCTCAGGTGTAGCTTCTGTAGCTGTGATTAATTTGTCACCCATACCTAGTGTACAAATAACTGGCTGTGTTGGGAATCCAACGACAGTTGTCCCTTCATAGTCACGAAGTTCTTTCGTTGGGTATCCAAGCTTCTTATATTTTGTGACAAGTGGATCGTCGGATCGGAATTGAACCCAACGAATGAACTCCCGCATTGAAGGTAAATGTGCTCCTTCAGTGAGACCAAAGAGCTTGCTTGTTGTTCCAGCCGGTTTGATTGTTGTTTGCGTATGAGGAACATTAACATTTAATTCTTTTGCGTATCTTTCACATTCATTAGTAACGACATCCGATAAGTGTTTTAAGGTATTCCAAAATAGACCAGCTTTCTTAGGATCAAAGTAATCTTTAAAACCAAGTTTAAAGAATTTCCAAGCGAACTCATGAATACCTGTTAAGGATACACCAATTCTATTTGTTCGACGTACTTCATCTTTGTACACACAATCCATTAGATTTGTCCGTATTAATGCTCGCACAGTTAGACGTACAGCTTCTTCAGCTTCGTGAATGGAATCACAATGGAAAAGTGCAAGATCACCAATAACACAATAACCACCGAGGATATATAGTGAAATTTCACCACAAGGATTAACAATCATTTTATATTTCTTCGTTGAAGCTATTTGTTCCAAACGACTCAATAAATTGTGCCCATGATACACTTCGTAACGATCTGATCTGACTAAACGAGATAAATGAATATTTGCACTATTGTATTCGAGTTTATGTAAATTGACCACACCTGGTTCACCAGTTCCATGTTCATAAGCCGCAAAACAAATTGCGTTATAAACATGATTAGCCCAAGTATTTGGTGTTAAATGTTCTTTCCAAAAATCCTCGTCAACACCAACTGTGTTATTAGCGGACCAAAGAGGTATTCCATTGCCGAGCTTTCTTTTCAATTTGATAAAGTCGTGAATACCAGGATCACGCCAATGTTTAATAGCTATGCGAGCAGCACGTCGCGCACCACCCACAAGAACGCTTTCTGCTAGGTAATGATCCACATACATTGTTTGCCACCAACGTGGACGTTTGCAACCTTTTAAGGTTGAAATAGCTGAGAAAGCATTCATTGTTGGTACAGGTCCACTTGATGGTCGTAACTGCATACCACCAATCAATGCACCTTTAGCTCGTACACGCGAAAAGTCAATAAGTACCATGTCATTTTCATGGCCACCTTCAAAAATGAGGTTTTCAACGTACTCAAGAGCTTGTGCCCAACCTTCACGTGAATCAGCAACTGTATATGTTAAAACACCGATATTACCATATTTATGTTTAGCTTGTTCTAGAGATTCATGAACGTGGTAATCAAAGTCGGGGTGCTCTTCAGAAAGTACAGGATGAATGTAAGGAATCTTGGACCAATCAATAATCATCATATCATCGTCATAAGAACGACCGACACCGGAACCATTAAGTAAAAGATAGAAAGCCAAGAAACTTGTTGATGCTGTACTACAATTTGTGAAGACTTCTTGTGGCCGTGTTGATTGTGTGTTATCACCATGTTGAAGGTGTCGTCCGGAAAGAAGAATACTGCCATTAGCAATATGATCTTGAAGCCGTTTCTGTTCTCCAGCACTTGTTTTGGCTAGAGAGCAGTTACCTTCAGCTACACGAGCTGCCACTTCTCCCCAATTCTCCCAAATATAAGCTCTTTTATTAATATGATCAGCTTTTGTATACGGTGTTCGGTTAGCATTTAACTTCCTTAGAATTGTACGCTTGGCAACAGCTTCTCCCATCCCTTTATCCAAGGGACGCGGATTCTTTGAATTGTATTTCATGTCTAACCCTTTCTGAGCTTAAGGTACATGTCCAAACTTCTACGAGCTTCAACAAGAAGACCGCAAACGGAATCCTCGTTGAATTGATCCAAAGGCATTGTACCTCTTTGGGTATAATGCTCTTTAGATAAACTAACAGCTATGTAAGTCGGGTTACTTGGGTGCCTTTCAAAACGAACAATGTAACCCTGTTCAACTAGTATTTTGAGTAGTTTCATGTGACAGCCCTCGTATTCTGGAGGAAGATGAACCAGTTGTATGGTTTCATCAGAAGAGCTTCAACACCTTCATGTGTTGTAGCAATCCAAACTCCGCTACCGTGAGCACAAAGCTGTGGGAACGTTTCCAATTGGGCAGGTGTAAAACGATAACCAACTGGCTTCTTAACTTCCAACCAACGATGTCCATAGCGGGTATGACAACAGAACAAATCAGGAAAACCTGATTGGTACATGTTGCCATGTGTCTCTTTAACAAACCAATTACGGAAGCGTAGTTCCTTTATAATTGAAATTTGGATCTTCGCTTCCGCATCCCTTGTTGTTATTAACTTCGGCTCCATCCTTGTACTCTCCTTTCACATGTACAGCTCTGCGTGTTTCAACTTCAGCTTCGGAAGCACCTTCACGGAGCCCATATTGCGTCACAATAACGACATGATTCCCTTCTTTATCAAGGAGATACGTTTGTCGGTAGAGGCGTGCCAATGTCAGGAGACTTGTTGTCTCCACCATTAGCCTCTCGTACTCCTTCATTGATACTAACGATATTCCCCTGTCGCTGTTCATCAGCCGTAGAACTTGGTACAGGTTCTCGTACGCTTTCTGCTCCAGAAAGCCTGGCCCTGCTGTCTCCAGAATTGTTTTCCACGGGCCTGGCGCTGTTGGATTCACTTTGCACTTGTTGAGCAAAAACTGGATTTGCTTTCGCAATGAAGCCGTCGGCTTCTTCTTGGGTAATTGCTTCGATGTTGTCATTAGTCACCAAACCTTTCTTTTCAAGGACAATGTATCCACCAATCATTTTAGCAATGATTGGGTGTAGCTGCGCAAAAAGGTGCGTCAGCTTTTTGGTTTGCTCCACAACAATGGCAAATTGTTGTGCGATTTCAACGTGTCGAATACGAAGTTTAGTGAGTTCGCTTTCAAAGCGTTTCACTTCTTTTTCGAGGCGTTGAATTCTATTTTCTCTAGACGGCATCTTTCTTCTCCTTCTTCTGTCTAACGAGGATGTTTCTTCGATCAAACCAATTCTCACGGATTTGCTTGCTAGCTCCGTTCAACAACTTCACTTCGACATATTCGTCTCCCCAACGGAATAACACCGCACGTGACCAATAGTCTTCTGTATTTTCAGATCGGATTTTCAACCATTGTGCAATATAAAGTTCTTTGAAATGGTGAATAAAAAGCTTTGCGTCCCGCAACTTGTTCATGTGCCACTCGAACAGTTTCTTCTCCAACTTTTCTTTGGGGAGTAATCTGTTCTCTGGAATTCCTGCTTTGAGAAGAATATCTTTAATCTTCTCAAACTCGCTCCAAACTTCCAAAAACAATTCGTATTTCTTTTCTTCCTCATTCATCAGCTCTTTCCTTTCCACGTTGACAAACGATCCCATTTCATCTTAATCAAAGGCACCATGCCTCTGAAAGTTTCGATCTTAGCGAGAACAGCTTTCTTTATATCTTCGCCAATCCCAGGTTTACAAGGAACGTCAATTTCGTCGTGGACATTCATAGGCATAACGTGCCATTGATGGATACCATAAGGTTGGAATTCCCAAACAGTACACTGGACAGCTTTTGTGATTTGTGAACCGAAACATTGGATTTCGTGATTAGCTGCCGCACGAAGATTAGCAGCTTGGATCTGGAACGCAGCACCATATAATGCTGATTGTGTTGCTCCTTGAGCTGTTTGTATACGATCACGACGAACAACTTTGACTTTTAAAGTTTTCCAGTGTTCTGGTGGATCATGTGAAAGATCAAATAACGCTTTACAAATACGATTTTCAAGTGTAAAGTAACGCCGGAATCCGAGTGGACTTTCGATGTATTCTGATGGCTCATTCCAAATAACCTTAGTTCCAATACCAGCTGGCTGTCTCATAGAACAGAACATATTTTCAATACGTTTACGTGAACGCGCAATACCTTTATAACGTTGTTGTAACATTTCAATAGCTTGTTTACCAATATCAACGGAGATACCAATTCTGTCTTCGAGTGTTTTCTCATTGCCACCGTAGAAGAACGCGTACATACCACGCTTGCTCTTATCGTAGTAATCTTCTTCAGCACCTTCAGATTCAAGGATATTATCATATTTCATATCTGGGAAGAACGTTTCTCCAAATAGACCAGCCATCTTTTTACCTTTTAATAAGTCTTCGTCGAGTAAAGGATCTTTATAAACAGCAGCGGCCAAAGACACTTCGAAAGAACTGAAGTCACCACCCCAAAGCTCAAGATCATCCCAAGCAAGAGGAAACATTGCTCTTACTTTCTTGGAATGATTAATACCTTGAGGATTGAGGCCGTCGGTTCCAGACATTCTAGAACTCTTGGTGCCAATCACGATGAAAGATGCATGGAACCGACCGGCCTGTATTAACTTGTCGTAAATTTCAACTTCTTTGATAGCTTTACGAGCCTCAAGAACAGCCCTTGCTCGTTGAGCCGCAGGATGAAAATCTTCTTCATTAACTTTCCATTCAGCTATTTCTTCTAGAATAACTTTTTTAGTACCTTCATTTAAAGAAGGTAATTCTTCGGGATTCATAACTTCCGAAAGCCAATGCTTAACTTGTGCTGGCGCGGTTACTGTTTCAGCGGCCTGTTTGATGGCTTCAAGGCGGAGGTTCTTGATACCATCCAAATTGACCTTGTAACCGCGCCAGCGTACCGTTGCAACCATACAAGCTAAAACGCTATCATCATCATTTACTTGGAGTTTGAATTGTGGATTCTTATTAAAGAAATTGTATAATCCACGAGTATAGACAACATCGTTCTTAGCATATTTCCTAGCGATTTCATTATAAGCCCAATGACGAATATGGTGTCTAATAACTTCTGGCCAAGCACCATTCCATTTCTCAGGTTGTCCTATTGCAAGAGCAAATGGTGCCCATCCTACTTCTTCAGGATAAATCTTACATTCAACGTCATCAAAGAATAGAACATCATCATGGTCAACGCCAAGTGCGTCTTGTGCCAAAGCTTTCAAAGCCGTACTTGGTGCGAATTTACACACAACATCCTTTAATTCAGGATTATTTTCTCCCGTGTCAGTTTTGACATCATAAACTTTCCATCGTTCAACGCCACGTCCTTCACCACTACGAGCAAAATAACCGTCCTTCATTGGTATTCGTTTTTCAAGCTCTTTAGCTAATTCCCATGCTAATTGCGTAGGAACACGTCGTATACGAATATCATCACGATTCATATAACTTTGATACGGACCTTTCCTAGCATGTAACATTAAGTCTAAACAGCCCTTTGGTTTAAGACAAGGACCGTCTCGTGCGGCTTTTTCCAAAACAGCAACTTCATCAACATTATCAACAGGATACGCGTCAAGACCATGTTTCTGAGCTAAAAGTGTGAAAGTTGTATATAACTTACAAAGATGAAACCAATCGAAAGCCAAATTGAAACCGCAAATATCTTCTTCAACAAATTGACTAATAAGTGATAATGTTTCACGGACAGGATTCGTCCACGGTGAGAAAAGTTCTATCTCACCTTCATCAACGGCATGTTGTATTAAAACAATCATGCCATAACGGCCACAAGTTTCTGTATCTATAAATCTCATTTGTCCTCCATAAATTCAATGGAGGCGCATGTTTGGACACATGAGTCAACAAATGCTTCTGCACTTTGAATAGCCCATTTTGGTCCTTGAATAAGATGCCAATTTATTGCTTTGTAATAATAAACGACTTCGCTATAATCTAAAAGATTATGACCCTCTTTGAAAGCATCTTGTAAAGCTTTCAATGCTGACGCTGTTGAAAGACCACCTTGGCCTAAAGCAGCATCAACCATACCCAGACGCCCATTGACTTTTTCCGCGTTCTTTTTGAACACGGCAAGTGCTTTGGGTGTAGAAACAAGACGACCGTTAATTAACGCTTGGACCTTCATTACCTCTCTCCTTACTTGATTGGTTTAAGTTCTTTTTTCGGCTCCTTGACTAACTCCATGACAGGTACATTTGAACGAAGAAGCTTGATCAAACAACTTGGACAAATATTACCCGTATTGATCTTTTCTTGTCCACCTGAAATAACAGTAATGTTCAGAGGAAACTGGCCTTCAGGTAATGACCAAATGAAATTACAATCAGGACACTTCCAATTGACCATTCCGAGTGGTCTTGGTTGTGGCTCTTCTTTCTTTGGCTCTTCCTTCTTTGGCTCTTCCTTCTTTGGCGTTTCAATAGGTTGTTTGGACATATGCACAAAGAATATACCAAGAAAAGCACCAAAAACCAAAATAAAAGAAAAAGCTACTGTAGCCTTAGTTCGGTCCATGTTCCGCGCTCCTTATTTGTTTATGTGTAGGGCGATCCTTTGCAGGACCGAATTACCTGACACATGTCAGCCCTACACCATCACAGTCAGTGCTCATTGCGGGGTTACTGACTGTGAACTCAAAGTGTCTCTTCAGGCAACGGTTCCGTCGGAACTTCGTATTCCTTTCCCTCTTCTTGAGCAATTGCTTTAATGTCACAGAACAAATCGACATCAGGAATCTGGCCAGCTGCCCAACCAAGACAACGTGTTCCGAAATTGTTTCCAAGGACTTTGCGAATATGAGATTGCATCGCAAAAATCCTCGAACGTGACTGTACAAGTGCGATAGTTGGATCTGGTTTTGGTGCTTCAACCAACTTGACTTTGACACCACGTTCTTTAGCTTCTTTGATTCGTTTAATAGCTTTGAGTTGTTTTTCATTGTCACGCATTTGCCAAATACTACGAATTTGCTCTTGCGTCACGTTTCCAAGAGCAATTTGTTCTTGGCACTCAGTAGGCAATTCCAAAGCGTATTGTCGGATTTGTACCCAACCACGAGATTGACCAAGCTTCTTAGAAATGAATTCAGCAGAATGATAAGGAAACTTCTTCATGATAGCTTGAACAGCGCGAGCTTCTTGCATCCAATTCAAATTCCGTCTAACAATATTTTCTGAAAGATTCAAGAACATTGCATCTTCATCAGTACAGTTTTTAATAACACACGGGATCACTGTCCAACCAAGAACACGAAGAGCAAGGAATCTTGAAAAACCAGCTACGATTCTAAATTTGTATTCTTTAAAAATTAACGGTCGAACAATGATAGGTTGCAAAAGACCATTCTCAGCTATATCTTTGGAAAGAAATTCCACGTCTGTAGGCACAATACGACCACGACAATTAAATTCAGGATTGTCGTCAATTTCATTATATGGAATCTGTACGACATTGACAGCTTTCGCTTGTTGCTGCTGGATCGTCTCGCTCACTGTACTCTCCTTTAGATCGCGCGTTCTTGACCCTCTTCAAGAGAAGACAATAGCGAAGAGAAATCGCCCATTGTCATTGCTTGAAGATCACGTTTCTTTTTCAGGTTGTTAAGGATGTGTGAATCCGTTGGCAAATGAATTAGATCGTATATCGTAGCTCCTCGGTTAAGATCCATTCCTGGCCTGTGTATACGGTCTTCAGATTGAATTCGATGTTCAGCATTGAAATCGTTCGACCAATAGACAATACTAGGTGACGCGGTTAATGTCAAACCCATACCAGCAGCACCTGGTTGTCCTACAAAAGCTACTCTTGGGAATTGGTTCTTTTGTTCTTGGAAAAGAGTAACTAAATCAGAGCTTGGGATAGGATCACCGTTATACTCAGAAGCAAACCAACCACGACCATCAACACGAATAGTAGCCCAACCTGCTTTGTGACAAATATTGACAACGCGATCAACGCTGCCAGTAAAGCCAGCGTAAATGACAATACGTCCAACATCTTCGTGGTTGTCAAGCAGGTCAAGTAGCTCATCTTCTTTAGGACAAGGAACTTCTTGCACTGTTCTTTCATACTTGTTTACTTTTGCGGTACCATTACATACTTCACATTTGACTTTACGTTTTTCAAGACCTTCCACGTTTTGTACGTCGAAAAGTTTCCTATCAGGTTCTTTGGGGTCAAAATATTCATCCATGAAAGTTGAGCCATTACAACATGGACAAGTTTCTTGTCCAACAACTTTTTCGACGTATTGGAATCCATCACTTAGCTCCCTAAGAAGTGTTAACCCTGTTACCACATTTTTAGCAGTTCTTGCCAGAGTCTTAGCAGTTCTCAAAAGAGCACTACTAGGAGTCAAGATGATCGTCTCGTAGCGTTTCTCTGGCAAGAACTTAAGCACATCTTTCTTAAACTTCACAAGAACAAGACCATTCATACGTTTGTATAAATGTTCAATCTCATTCTTGGAAGGAACGAAAGCATGTGCTTCGGAGCCATCACCAAAAACACTTGTCTCATGTATTGTGTCTTCTTTAAATTTCCCACATTTCTGACATTTACGTGGATCATCGAGCCATGTCACAACTTCTTTATAAACACCATTCAAACCATTCTGTTCGCGCATAACACAAAGACGTTGTTTAAATTTGAAAACGTTTCCTTCTCTAATAAATCCAGGTTTAGCTACTTCGCATTGATGCCACCAGTCAGTTGGTTCCTTTGGTGCCGGTGAACCTGACATGAGAATGACGAAAGCATCATTTCCCCAATCCTTTTCCATGCTTTCGCTTAAAGCTTTTGCAGCTTGTGATCGTTGTGCTGTGGGTGTTTTCAATCGACTTGATTCGTCGAAAATAACACCACGAGGAGCTTTCTTACCCGACGGCCAAGTTTCAATAACTTTCTTCAAACTATCATAAGAATAAAATTGCGGTATGATCTTTGCGTTCCATTTCTTGAATTCATACGCCACAGCTTTCAAACTAGATTTCGTTCCGACCCACCACCATTCTCTAAAACCTGTGAGTTCCATAAGAATAATGGCGGCTCTTGTTTTTCCAGTCCCCATTTCACAGGACCAGATACCTCTATGACGAGTAAGACCATGAGAAACCATTTCACCTTGATGTGGATAAACTCCTTCATATTTGGAAATATCAACTTGAACAAGTGGTGCATCATAGTTTGCAAAGACATTTTCACCGGAGAGCCAATCAAAAGTAAATATATTCCGTGCTGTTTTAGCAACTGTCCAAATCTTCCGTGGAGGATTATCATAACCATGCCATTTAGCACCTTCCATAGCTTTCACTTCAGCCAAAAGTGAAGGACAATATTTAAATTTAAGAGCTAGTCTTCCCTTCTCCTCGTTTATTTCAACGGGGACTTTATATTTATGTCCAGGTACATTCAAATTCAACGTTGGCATCATTACCTCAAACTAAAATGAATGTTCCATCCTCCATGGGACTTTTAGTCCCGAAAAGTTCTTTGTACCCCGCACGATCCAAGAATAAATAAATTTTATTAGCTGTCAATCGAATCTCGCATGGAATATCACGGCTACAAGCAACTTCAACAAGCTCTTTTAATTGTTTCAAAGAGCCATCGAAAATACCTACCGATCCTTTCTTATTTGTCCAAACCAATTTACAAATTTCCGAAAGATTGCAGAAATTTGTAAATTGGTCCTCATCTTCAAACTGAATGAGGAAAGTTAAATGTACAAAATCAAGGCTTCTGTGAGCTTTGCGCACATCAACTTCACGACCATTCAAAATCTCTAAAACACTTGTATAAGCAGTTGGATCTTCTAAACGCAAACCACGAGAGTCTAGCTCTCGTGTAGGACTTCTTCCAAAAATATCAACACATGTATTTACTAATGCGGACCAATGTGGAGTAGTCGCACTAATAAGTTGAACAATGTTTCCACGCATTTGAATTACCTCATGGGTGCCGGAGCCTTATTCAACTCCGGCACCCACCCTCGATTAGCGATCACGCTGTTGCGTGTTCGCGTCAGCTTTTGCCGGAGCCACCGCCTTTGCTTCTGTGTAGAACTTCTCGATTGCCAATCGAAGATCCGCGGGAGCCGGAAGTTCAAAAGGCGTTGTGCAAGGATTCACCACAATTGCTTCCCAGATGAATCCGTTCTTACCTTCGATGACTGTGGACGTGAGAGTAGCTCCCTTGCTCAGAAGTTCACGTACCTTACCAGCTTCACTTCGAGCAGTTTTGCTACCCATGAAGAGTCCAGCGAAGGACTTCAGAGACGGAATCCAAATCAGAAATTCAGGACCGAATGCACATTCACTGTCCTTGACTCCTGCCCGAATCTGGATGTCCTTGAAAGTGTCCGATTTCTCGTCGAAACACTGGACTGGTGAATCTCCCGACATGTCGAGAGCCTTTGGTCTCCAAGCAATCGGCAACACATCCACCGAAGCTCCGAGATCCTTGAAGTTCTCGTCAGTGACCACGTAAGCGTAATGCTGCTTAGCGATCTTGTTCTTCTTGAAAAGCTTCGACGAACTCCCACAAAGTTGGATTCGCGGGAGGTAATCTGACGCCGTTGCGAGCTTGTCAAAAGTCTCGTTAGAAGCCAAAGGTTGCGCTTCTCCGATGATCGACTTGACATCCGCAAGAGCGTTTTCGTTGTTGGACAACGCAAGTTCATTTTCCATGTCTTTTCCTTTTCCTTTTCCTTTTGTCTCTTGTTAAAGAGTGCTGATGGCTTGGAAGCCACCAGCACTCTTAAACTGGTTAGTCCCGAACGCCGAGAGCCGCCGAAAGTCCCTTTTCCTTCTTCTCGATGGCCGCTTTCTCTTCCCGTTCAGCTTTTCGCCGAATCTTGGCCTCTTCGAGTTCCTTCTTCCGCGCTTCGTACTTCTGCTTGTCAGCCTCGATGGACACGGAATCCAAATGAAGCATCCAGCGAACAGCCAGCGCGAAACCGGCTTCTGGGGTAGAAGCTCCTTCCTTCTTGACAAGGGCGGGACCAATCCGAGACTCAACGTTCTCGTCCTTGACCTCGCCAGCCTTGCGGAGACGTGCCACCGGAACAAACTCGGCGGGCTTCACATCTTCGCCTTTGCGGTTAGCTTCACGGATTTCCTTGACGCGAGCAGCCGCCGAAGGAATAAACTCCGTAGCTTCCTGCGTGATCGCCCTGTCGATCCAGTTCGGCTGCTCGTCCACAGGCAGCTTTGCCAACGCGAAAGCATTGGCCAACTTGATCTGACCTTCGTCAACGAGCTTGGCGATCTGTTCGTTCAGCTTCAGGAGCCCAAGACGCTCATAAATGAACTGAGGCGTCTTGCTGATCTGGTCGGCCAATTCCTGCACGGTCAGAGCCAGATTCGCATTCATCATGCGAGCGAGCTGCCGTGAGTATTCGACCGGCTTGGTCTCGACGCGTTGCGCATTCAGAATGATCTGTTTCCGCAGCACTTCGTAGTCGGACATGCCGACGATGACCTTGCATTCCAGCTCCGTGAGCCCAGCGTCCTTCGCCGCCGTGAAACGATGCAAACCATCAACCAAACCATAGAACTTCTGTTTGGTTTCCGCATCTTCCATTTCACGAACGGTGATGTTCTGGATCACGCCGTCCTTGCGAACGGAGTTCAACAGCTCCTGGTAGCCCTCGCTTGAACGATCCACTTCGCGCAGCGCAGTCTTGTTCTCACGGATCAACGTGATAGCAACGCGCTTTGTCGTAGTGGGGACGTTAAGCTCTTCACTCATTTTACTTCTCCTAAACAATGGCTCTGAAGAGCCGACACAAAATTGTTGCTCTTGCTCCTGACCAGTTCAGGAGCGGGAGCAGTCGCCGCACGATGCGGCGATTAACCTAAAGGAACATCATCCTATTATGATAAATCGGTTTCCCTCTTTTGTAGAGTGAAATTAATATTTTCTTAAACCCTTACAGGATAAGGGTTTATAAGAATTAATGGATTAATCGTCGTATCTTACCCTTGGTATACAAGTCAATCAATTAATTCAATCAATATAAGGAAGAGATAAGGGAAGATGAACCGGACCATTAATCCTTTATAAGTCCTTATCCTGTAAGGGTTTAAAAAAGTATTAATTTTCTATCTACAAAGTCCAGAAACCAATTTATTATATTGTAGGACACCACGTTTAGTTTGCTCCTGCTCCTAGCTTTAGGAGCAAGAGCACGGAGCGGATAAATGGCTACTAGAGCTGTTGTAATTGCAAATTTTCTAAATGCCCATACTCGACAGGATCTCGCAGCTCTTTATAATCTAAAAATGGAGTGTCAAGTTAATGTAGCACAGGATGAAGGTCAACCAGTCGAAGGGGAATTCAAAGGTCGTAAATGGAGAGCTTGGTCGGATGGATCACAGACTTGGAAAAGTTTTCGAATACCGTACAACGCAGCTACTAATCCAGAATATACAGATGTTGAAGTGAAGTTTGATTTTGCAAAACATGTTGAAGCTATTGGAATGACTGGTTGGGATTGGGTAGAGAAAGTTTCAAGATGGGTAGCTTTTGATTTTGACGCGATCACTGGACATTCAGAATTACATTCACATAAACTCACAGAAGAACAGTTACAAGAAGTTCTAAATGTTGTTCAGAATATTTCTTGGGTACAAGCTCGCAAGAGCGCATCAGGAAAAGGTGTACATCTATATGTCTTTTTGAAACCGGTACCAACAGCTAATCACCATGAACATGCCGCTGTAGCACGATCAATACTTGCGAAGATGTCAGCTTTAACTGGATTTGATTTTAATAGTAAAGTTGATATTTGTGGTGGTAATATGTGGGTTTGGCATCGTAAGATGCGTGGAACTGCTGGATTTGAAATTATCAAAAATAATACTGAATGCTTAGAAGATATACCTACTAATTGGCGCGATCATGTTAAAGTTGTTAAAGGCGTCAAGAAACGTGTAACACCTGATTTTGTCGAGAAATCAGGTGAAGATCTTTTTGACGAACTTTCTGGTCAATACACAAGGGTACCATTAGACGAAGAACATAAGAAGCTTTTAGAATATCTAAAAAGTAAAGGTGATGCAGTTTGGTGGTGGGACACTGAACGTCACATGCTTGTGACTCATACTGTTTATTTGAAAGAGGCTTATACCGATCTTTCAATGCGTGGAATCTTTGATACTGTTTCAACGGGTAAAGACCGTGGAAGCGATCACAATTGCTTCTTGTTTCCAAATAGACATGGAAGCTGGGTTGTTCGTCGATTTTCTCCAGGTTGTACGGAACATATTTCTTGGACACAAGATAAACAAGGTTGGACTCGTTGTTACTTGAATAAAGACCCAGATTTACAAACAGTTGCCAGAGCTTTCGGTGGTGTTGAACTTCCTAATAATGGTGGTTATCAATTCCATGAAGCTGAAGTTGCAGCTCAAGTAGCTTCTAAATTAGGGGCTAAAATTGATATACCTGTTCTTGCAGGAACACGAGAAGCTATTCTAAAAGAACAAAAAGATGGACGAATCATTATTGAATTAGAAGCTGACAAGAATGACAATGCAAAAGCTTTGTTAGGTTGGGCACGAGTTAAAACTAAATGGAAACGTGTCTTCGATGCGCCAAAACATACATCAGAAATGGAAACACCTACATGTGACGATGTAATTAGACACGTTGTAACAGAAATTGAAAGAACAAATGCTGGTTGGTTTATTAATGTTGAAGGACATTGGCAAAAAGAGCCATTAGAACATGTAAGACCAGTTTTGGCTAATTTAGGACATCCTACGGATATGTTACAGCCAATCATTGGTCTTTGTGTTCAACGCTCTTGGAGAGAAGTTAATAAGCCATTCCAACCTGAATACATTGGTAATCGTGATTGGAACAGACGTGGGGCACAACTCAAGTATGTTCCAAATCCAGACGCCGAAAATTTGAAATACCCAACATGGTTAAAGATTCTTAATCATTTGGGAGCCTCATTGGATGAAGCCGTTAAACAGAATGAGTGGGCTAAAGATAATGCTATTTTAAAAGGTTCTGATTATATTAAATGTTGGATTGCATCTTTGATTCAAAAGCCATTTGCACCGTTGCCTTATCTTTTCTTCTTTGGACCACAAGATTGCGGTAAGTCAGTCTTCCATGAAGCTCTTGAGCTTCTTTTCACGCGTGGTGTTGTGATGGCTGATCATTCTTTGGTTAGTCAATCTGGATTTAATGGCGAATTAGCTAATGCCGTTCTTTGTGTCATTGAAGAAACAGATTTGTCAAAAGCTAAGTTCGCCTATAATCGAGTTAAAGATTGGGTAACTGGACGTACTATCCAAATTCATGAAAAAGGAAAGACACCTTATCAAATACCTAATTCTACACATTGGGTCCAATGTGCAAACGACCATACTTATTGTCCTACTTTCTCAGGAGATACACGTATAACTGTTATACGTGTTGACCCAATTCCTCCAATGAAATTGATTCCAAAAATGCACTTGATTGAACTTCTTGTAAAAGAGGCTCCTGATTTCTTAGGTGCATTGACAGCGTTGGAACTACCTAATCCTGTCTCACGTTTGAGTATTCCAATCATTGCTACAGTTGAAAAGCTTAACATTGAAAATAACAACCAAAGTCTCATTGAGAAGTTTATTGAAGAGAAATGCCATTATGTTCCTGGGAAGTTTATACACTTCTCAGAGGTCCATCTCAAATTTATTGAATGGCTACCACAAGAGATTCGTCATGAGTGGGGAAAGATTCGTTTTGGCAGGGAATTCCCTTCTCAATTCCCGAAGGGTAATTACACTGACAACCAAGTTTGTATCGGTAATATTTCTTGGGAACCTGCTGTTCCTGAAGATAATGAACGACGACCGTTCGTCCTTACAACTAAAGGACAGTTGAGGATGAGCTTATGAAATTGACATTGGATGGTGTTTGCAAAGAGATTGCAACACATCCACAACGTGAAAAGCTCATGTTAGCTTTTGACAAATGTGAGCCTTTCTTTCTTGAATATAAACCAGGACATTTTATCGCTTGTCATTGGTTTGATTTCACTGGACTAGATGTCCATGAGCAGAATGAGTTCTGGTCAGTAGGAGTCAAACATGTCTGAAGACATTAAATATAAATCAAGCCAAAATAGACTTTGGCGTTTAGGTTGTTTTGGTAATAAGTTAAGAACATGGTCAACACCAGACGAAGTACCCGATCACTATAAAACGGGTAATCTGCTTTCAATGCGACATAACAAACCACAAGGTAAATTCTTGTACCGTCTTTGGTGGGAAGATATTCGTCGCTTGTGGACACCTGATTATTACATTATGGAATCTATTGATGACACCAATCGGATTGTTCAAGGAGAACTTTATACGACTGTCCGTGGTTGGGAGTTCTGGTACTCTTTCAAACAGGGACCACTTGGTACCGTAACAAGAAGCTCCGCGCTAAAACTTATGTTTGGTTTTCAAGTTCAATTATATTTACAACAAATCATGTATCCTTTGTCTTATGAAAATCTACAAGAGCTAATTAATCAATACCCTAATGCTATAATTGAATTGTCTATTTTTAATCAAGCTGTTGGTGATACACCTGGCAATAACACAATCTTTTGGGAAGTGAGGGAATACTAGTGGACATGCTCGATCTGTTCGATGATCTTTCTCGTGGAGAACAAGAATTCTCACGCCAAGAAATTGTCAAAGCACCTTTCGGTTGGCCTGGCGGAAAATCCAAATCTTTGGAACAAATCCTCCCAAAATTACCTTATTATAAAAAGTATATAGAAGTTTTTGGTGGATCAGGAGCTGTTTTACTAGCTCGATCTAAAAGTAAATTTGAAGTCTATAATGATCGTTTTGGCGGTGTATGTGATTTTTACCGTTGCATGTCTGATCCTGTTCTTTACAAAAAGCTCGAAGAGCGATTACATTATATAATTCATTCACGAGAGCTTTTCTATTTGTATCATGATACATGGGAGAATATCCTTGATATTGTTGAAAGAGCTGCACGTTGGTATTATTTAATTATTTTTTCTTTTGCGGCTAAAGGTAAAACATTTGGACGAAGTTTGAATACAAGTATGTGTTCGAAGCATGACACACATCTTGACGCATTCCCCTTGATACACAAACGGTTACAAGGTGTACTGATTGAGAATTTGGATTTTAGACATGTCCTTAGTGACTTTGATTCTCCTGATACAGTTTTCTATTGTGATCCACCATATATTGGGACTTACAATTCTAGTTACAAACACGAAATGTCTGTCGAAGATCATAGGGATCTTTTATCGTGTATTTTCAAGTGTAAAGGTTTCGTAGCTCTTTCAGGTTATTCGAATGAACTTTATGATTCTTATTCTTGGGATAATAAGTACATATGGGAGCAATATGTACCAACAGCGACAGGAGCTTGTGTTGATAATCATTTGAGTCACGCTACAGAGCGTGGACACGTTAAAGAAGTCCTTTGGATAAAGGAGGCAGTTCATGGGTAGAATTGTTGTTGTAGACACAGAAACTACTGGATTAGATCCAAATGACGGAGCGGATCTTATTCAAGTAGCTTTCATGGCATTGACCAAGTTCTTCGATCCTGACAAAAGCATTCCTCCCTTTTACATGCTTATCAAACCGAAGAAATTCAAACCTGGCACAGAATATTTGGCAAAGATCGCGCCAGCGATGAACGTGAACAAATTGGATATCAATGAAGTTATGGTTAAAGGCACTGACCCAGAAAAAGCTGCCGATCTATTTGACGAGTGGTGGCAACGTCTTGGAGAACAACCGTTAGAACTTTTGGCACAGAACTATCCCTTTGACCGTGCTTTCGTACGAGACTGGCTTGGTGTTCATTGCTATGAACAATTCTTTTCAAGATACTATCGTGATACATACGCAGGAGCACATTTCCTTAATGACCAAGCTTGTTATGCTGGTGCACAATTGCCATTCGAACATGGTTTGTCTCTTAAGAAATTGGCAGCAGCTTTTAACATTGAGAACCCAAAAGCTCATGATGCTTTTGCAGATTGTTTGACAACGGCAGCCGTTTACAAACGGATGCTTAACTACGTCCATGTTCCGTTGAAACTGACAAACCCTTACTTGCAGCCATAAAGGCAAGACAAATTACTACGACAAGGAGGAGACTCAATGGGTAACAGTGTACGGGCTGTTGGGACGTTTCGTATTTGCGAAGTGATGGCGCGTGAACTTGATGTCGATTTAGCAGAAGCTAGGACTCATGTGGATGTTATGCGCGAAGGATGGCGCATGTTCAGAGCAGATAGTGTTGGCGCACTGCATGGCTTTTTGGTCGGATTAAGGGTGGGCCGAGAAGAAGAGAAGCGAAAGGTAACCTGAGTTACCTTTACAACAATTTAGAAATTAAAGAAACTTGTTCGCCCTTGATTATAACCCAATCAAGGGCAATATTTTTGGCTGCAGTCTCGATCAGTTGACGGTGAGAAGCAAACCGCAATGGTGATCCAGCTCTAGAACTTGGGTACCCAATACAACGTGCGTAATCATAGTTGCTTTTTAAACAACCGTCGAAAGCAAACATATTGACTTTGATACAACCCATGTGTCGAGCCAACGCAATAGCGTAAACCGCACTTATACAACTTTCTGTCAAACCAAAACATGTGGGATCAGCAAGAAGCTTTGTAACACCTTCATCGTACAAATTAGCACACCTTGGACCGCAGAAAAGCTTTGTGGATAATTTCGACGGACGACAAGTTTCACCCAACGTATGATCCAGTTGTGTTCCATAAAGAGGAACGTCAAGATCCAAATCTTCAATTTTAAGGACAGATTCATTGATAGCTATTATACATCCATGGTCTTTAAGATGTTTAGCTTTTAAAATATCCAAAGAAATTCCTTTACCGATAATAGCTGCAGTAGTATTACTATGACAATTATGAAAGAAGCTAAGCATGTTAGGTAATTTATTGTGCCATTTCAATTGGTCACCAACACGAATATATTGTCTGTCCAACCAGTTCTCTGTTTCTTTGTCTTTACGGGGAATCCAATAAGAACCGTCAATACCTCGTCTTATGCGAAGCACGGTAAAGTCCTCACTTTCTCTGTGTAGCTACTAACAAGTGTCTTGACGGGTATCTCTTTGTAAGCACCCTTCTTATCAATGACACAATCATCGAAAGGCTCAGGAGCTAAAATGGTAAGATCCTTGTTTTGTAAACGAGGATCAATGACTCGCTCAGGAAGCTCACCAGCACCAAACAAACAAAGTGTTTGTTTATTAAATGCAGGAGCTAGAGCTAACCAGAAACTAGGTGAACATACAATTAAATCAGCTATTTTGAATAAACCAAAGGTCAAATCTAAGGACGGTTGTTCAATATAGTGGTCACACCGTTCTAAGCGTTTCTCATAGAACTCAATATTAGGTTTGATGTTAGCTATACTGATAATATGAAATTTGTGTTTAAACATATCAATAAACAATTGGAGATATTCATTTTTCGGTGACCGCGCCCAACTAAACCATTCTGGACGTTGTGTATTAGCTCTTATCAAACAAATTGGCTTTTTGGTCAAGCCGTTATTGACAAGAAATTGTTGTGCAGTTTCGCGCCATTCTTCCTTACAAACCATAAATTTATCAACTGTTTTAGGTTGATAACGTATCATAAGATCAAAGAAATTCCAAAGCCCTGAATGCTTTTTCAAATCATACCACAATGAAAAATCAGGATATTCGCGTTCCATTTTATACTGAGCTTTTAACTTCGTAATATTGTCTTGTTGTGAATGTAATCCAGTTCTTGTTGGTAATATAAAAGATAGTCCTTTTATATCATGGTAAATTTGTGGCCAAGGAGTAATTAGTGTAATATTACTTGGACACAAATATTTAAGAACTGGACGTACGTAAAGACAGTCACCAAGCCCATACATAGTTTTAATCCGGATCATGATTCACAATCCTTGCAAGAATGACAATCGGCCATACAAGTATTAATACCAAATTTAATACAAAGATGTTTCTGGATCATTCCGCCACAAACTTTTGTCCATGTTGAATTGCGAAACTTACACTTTTTCATAATTGGATGGAAAACAAATGGGTCACCTTGATCCCTGATATAACCAGAAATAGCCTTTGGGGGATTTCCTCTTTTCGGAAAGAGGAGATCCCCATTGGCACCAATTCTGGCTTGTGGAAATAGCTCACTTGTTGTCATTGGTTAATTGCTCGTAAGTCGTTTTCGACATGGCAATCATACCAGTGAGTCTACGACGCGACTTGACCACTTTTCCAAGAGACGATGTTGCAAGGATAGTTATTTTGTCCCGACTTGTTATCATACAAGTAGGAACGGCTTCCGCCATTACTATAATACCATTTTCAATTGTAGCTTCGCAAAGCTCAATTGAAGGAGACAAATCCAATGAAGAAGTTTTTGGGTGTTTGATTTCGTATCGAGTAACAAGATCGTCATAAACTTTCTTTGGTACAACGCGAGCGCAAGCGATATTGCGCAATTCGGTCGTTTCAATACCTAGCTTAATGTACTTAACTTCGATAGGTTCATCTTGGCCAATTTCAACGTAGCCACCAGCTTCTACGAGCGCAAGTTGTTCCGTTGTGTTGCGTCCGATAAAAGGTTGGATACAACCTGTAATAAAGATCAATCCAATAATAAGTACAAATTTCGGAAGATCCTGAACACCAGCAAGTGTCTCTTTGTCAAGACCTTGGACACCTGGAGTTCGGTACACTTCTGTTTTCTGTGAACCAGAGAAGACGAAACCTAATACAGCTTTGATAATCCAGTAGATTGCTTCCCACATGGTAATCTCCTTTGAATTTGTGGGTGCGGATGTTGACATCCGCACCCAACAGGACTACAGTTTTGGCACATCCACGGGCGTTGCAGTCGTAACATCCGCGTCCCTAATGGCAGCAGCTTTCACGATGCCACGAGACTGAATGTAGGCGACCTTGGTCATGGTCTCCTTGGTAATACCAAGGATGGCCATGATTCCACCGAAGATCGTGAGAAGAATCACAAACCATGCCTTATTCTTCAACGAATCGGGCATAGCATTGAGACCTTCCATAATCGTCGGTAGTACACCGAGGACTGTACCAAGAATTGTTAGGATTCGACTCGACTTGGCCGAATCCTGTGCCACTTGGTATTCGCTAGTTTCTGTGCCGTTTCCAAGCGCACGACTAGCAACCGTCTGTTGCTCTTCCGCCATTGTACTGACCTCCTACGTAATTTATCGCTCTCCAGAGCGATTAAGCTTCGGTATCTTCCTCACACCACAATCGACCACCTTCTACTTCTTCCCATTCGATATCTTCATCACCGACTAAAACACCGCTACCACCAACAGGTTTACAAGCCTTGATAACATCTCCTTCAACGTAACTAGGAGTTATCTTTTCTGTGATATTATCTTCACCGGTTTTAATAGCTGTCCGCGTACTCGCACCTGTGTATGTGTAGGAAACACCATTACGTGTTTCACCGTCGAAAGGTGTTCGTCTTAATAGATAAGGTTTAGCTATATTGATAGCTTCCGACCCTTCTTCTTGAATTGATTCAATCCAAGTATGACAAACGAGATAATCATTAGATTCTGAAACAACTTTGAATTTAGGTAAACCAGTTTCAACTAACCTATTGATATAAGCTTTATTAAGATGTTGTGTAAATTCGACTTTATCGCCGACAGAGTATTTAGTATCAGGGTCAAGTGAACGTGCACCAATGATTTGTTCTGTTTCTATTTTATTTTCAAAACCATATTTATAAACATCCACATCATATAAGGTTTTTCCTGTTTCGACATCATCAACGGATTCTGGATAAACGTTTGTGACAATAGCACCCAACTGATTAGGGTCAGTAAGTTTATTTGATGCTGTTTGTATACTAAAATCTTCTTCTTCTTCATATGCAGTAGGGTCGTACGAAACAAGTCCATCATCCTCGTCGTCTAACCAAAAATCAGGATCAGCAACAACAGTACCAGCTTTTATAGGTGTACAAACATCCATATTAATAAGTTTGCTGTCTGAATCGTATGACCATTCCTCAACTAAACATTTGACAGACGCAATACCAAGTGGTGATGTAGTTGGGAAGCTTAAAGTTAAACAATCAAAAAGTTCTAATTTCAAACCTTTAAGGAAACTTGTAAATTTCAACTTTTTCCATGAATTAGAACAACGATTACCCCAAAATACCAAACTCTTACGAACATAAGCGGCAGTATTATAAATAAAGAAATCCCACTCTGTTTCACGGATACCGTATTGGGCTGTATTATTTTTATAAACTAATACTCTTTCTTTATTTAAATAATCTTGTCTAAATTTAGCTGTAATCTTAGTATAAATTTCATCACTATCAGTAAAATGAACATTCATTGATTTGAATTGTATTAATGCTGTATCCCATGTTTCGACCGCAGACGGATCTTCACTTAGGTACTTTAAATACACAATATTATTATAAATAGTCAAACCACAGCGAGCTTGCCAAGCTATCTGTTGACAAAGTTGAAGAGCTTTCGTTTGATTGAATAATGCAAAACTAGAAGGATAGTCTGCTATTTTAGCTTTGACGGCAGCAAAAGACGCTTCGTCAATGGTCAATGTTGTAAAAGTTTCAATAATCCATTCAATAATATCGGCGGTATTTGGTCCAATTGGAGAACTCATTGTAACATAAATATCGTCTTGCCAACCTTCACCAACATACTCTGATAATGGTCTATCAAGTGTTATTGTTGTCATGGCAATACCATTAACGTTCATTGATGAATTTTTAGTGTAATAACTCGATGGTACTTTACAAAGCTTTTTACTTGTTGTCTTAGTTGTGTATGCCCCTGTCGCCGGATCAAAGTAATAGTCAACAATATCCCTGTAAGCATAAACAGATTTAATAGTTGTTCCAGGAATACGATTTACAATATAAATTGGCTCTGTGACTTCAATAAATGTAGCGCCAACTGGTATATCCCAAACTTCAGTCTGCCAAATACCACTTGACCATTCCGGCCAATCATTACAGTATTTAGGAGCACATTCAAGAGCAGTAGTTCCACTTCCGACTAATAAAGCGAACGGACCTATATCTTCGTCAGAATAATTGGGTACACTACGTGTAAATGGCTCTTTAAATAAACATTTCTCACCAATTTGGTCAATACAATAATTTGCAAAATACCCGTCTGTACCACCGTAGAAGAGTACCCACTGATCTTTTAATCGGACATCTGTTTCAATCCAAACTACACTGTAATTTTCATAATCTTCATCTTCAGTATCACGGTAACAGTTTGCACCATCTAAATCAGTTTCTTTATTATACGCACTGAAAATGAATTTATTGGGATCAGACAGACTGAAACCACCAGCAAATTTAACATTATCAATCATAACATCAATACTGCCACTAGAGAATTTAGAAGCATCTTGGACAGTTACCGACGTTGACTTCATTTGTATTGATACATGTCCGCGTTCATGTAAATCATCTTGGAAATGTATTGGTTGTGTTGTCTGTGTCTCACCTGCTTCATGTAATCTTGGACAAGGGACAAGAACACAATTGCCGAAAACAATAGGCGGGAATATACCTTCCATTTCTTCTCGAATAGGACTAATACTATTTGGTGTTATCCAATCATCGGGATCTGGTAATTCATCACCAACATTGTTATCATCAAAGGAATTAATTATATCGAAGCTTATAAGACGTTCACTCTCGCTCCAATTGATCGGTGTCGAGATTTTACCAAGGAAAAGACCAAATAGATCTGTCTCACTTAAATTTGGATAATAATGGTAAATTTGAACTACTACACCTTCTAGAATAATTTGGTTCATCAAATCATAGAAATGTTTATCAGCGTCGTCAAGTGTTACACTAAGTCCACCTATGGCTCCGTAACTATTTTGGTATTTTACAAGACTTAAATTATTTACTGTTCGTATCTTTCCTAAAACATCAATACTACCAATTGTCAGTGCCCTATCCGCATAATACTGTGAGCCAGTAGACCAATCAATACGAATAACCATGATTGGTTCTGTACCTAATTTTTGGCACAATAGAGTGTCTAAACTAAGAGTTGGAGTTCTAGCCAATGAGCACCCCCTCAAACTCCAAGATTACTGTATTAGCTTCTTTCCTTCTTGAATTAATACCACGCCCAGGACCAGTTGTCAAAATTTCAACTGGATTAGTAATAATTATACCACGCCAAACTTGACTAGTGACATCCGTATATTTTACAAGAGACCCCGCAGCATCTGCACAAAAAGCTAAAAGTTCTAACGCATTTGTACGTGTCAAATCATCAAATTGTAATCTGTGTTTTTTCAGGGGTGGTGTTTTCTTATAACCAATTGTTGACCCGTCCTGTGCCTTATAAAAGATGGATTGTGTATTTAAAATAAGATTATCACCTAGTAATGGATTTTTCAACCAAATTGAATATGTTAATGTATCATATGGTGCTTGTAAAAGAATCATATTAACTCCCCTTCAAATTTGAATCTAATTTCATAACTACAATCGTCGTCTTTCGTTTGGATAATTTCATTTGGTTCTGAAGCTATATGTCCACGCCAAATTCTATTCTCCCAATCCACAAGTTTAATTTCATCACCAGCCGCAGCTTCTACAAGCTCCATAAAATCGTCACGTTGGGCTTTTGTCAAAGCTTTAAATTCCAATTCTAAATATTGAAATATCGGCCATGTAACATCTCGGAAAGTGACTTGTTCTCCACCACGAGTTAATCTTGATACAGAACTAGAATCTTGAATTTGTTTATTACCAAATTCTGGATTACGAAGTGTCACTGTATGTGTCGGTGACGTATATGGATATGATAACGTTGTATTGGTATTTATTCCAATAAGTGGATCAGGAATATAGATTTCAGTACAACCACCTAATGAGCCAATCCAGACAAACTCATTAAATGTTAATGTCTCTGTGACTGTACGTGGTTGGTCTGTTGAGACTCTTTCAACAAGTGTCAAACTCTCTCGGACAGGACAATCAACTTCTACTTTTTCTATTAATGAAAGTGTCTCAGAAAGCTCTTCTGTCCAAGTAAAATTCTCATTGAATACAAGCGTGTCGGACACATGATAAATAACTTCCTCAACAAGAGTTTCAGTAATAGTTATTGCTTCTAAGAAATTAACTGAAACAGTTATATCTACGTCGGTGAGAACATTTTCTTCAAGAATAAGTTCTTCTTCATAAGCTTCTTCATCGACAGTTGGTAATTTTATTTTTGTAAAATGACTATTGGGTTTGAAATTAAACGCCCAGTCGGCACACCGACTTGCACGGCGTCTCCGTTTCAGTAAATAGCTCAACGACGTGTCTCCTACTACTCTTCAAAGACCATTCTACATTTGACATTTACTGTCGCACCTGCCGTGACACAAATACCCAAACGTTCACCACCAAGAACAACAATCTCACCACCAGGAGGAGCTTGCCAAAGGAAACCTCCGCCCTGAGGATGGACTTGTTCACCAATAACCTCGTCGCCAGTTGTTGGTTCCACTGTAGCAGTATGTTGAGCAGTTGTTTGCAATGTTTCATTGTCACCCGTGTTCATCTTCTTTGGCGTCAATGCAGACATAGTACCAGCTGACGATTGTCGATGCACTTGGACGTGAACAGGAGCTGCTGTTGCACTTATACCGGCAAAGCTAATTGAAATCTCTTTAATAAGTACACGCTGATTAGCAGCTGCGACAAGCTGCAAAAGCGTCTTTTTGGATGTCCCAGACGCAATTTTATCTGTTTGCGCAACAGCTCGAATGCCTGCCATTTCTTGCTCCTTTGAAATTGTCCTATCTTATACTAACCCGAAAAATGGATTTTGTCGAACTTGGGGAAGAAGCTCTTTCGAGCTTCTTCCCCGTTAATTCACAGCCCACTCAAGAAAGTGTCAGCACCCTCTTTAATTCCCCAAAGAACGATGACACTCGCTTGTTTCTGTTCCAATTTGAGTGGAATGTCAACCGAGACAGTTCCAACGCTATCAAGGAAACCAATTGCTAACGTCCCGACGATTTTGACTTCAGCAGGTAGTTTATCGCCTAGTCCAGTTAGCAAAGCTTTCCAAGCACTTCCTGCGATGTCAACTTTACCTTCCAAGAGCTGAACCATCACATCAGCCCATTGTGAAAGTGCAGTTGCTGCATCCTTTACAGCTTTCGGGTGTTCTTTCGCCACATTCGTTAGCAACGTCTTAACACCCAATGACGTTGCTTTCTTGGCCGCATCCGCGTTGTCAATAATCGCGGTACATGCCTTTGTAATTACAGCATCCGTTTTCTGTTTCTGGTCTTGGGTACAGCCAACCAGAAAGAGAAGTGGTACGACGCACAGTAACTTTCTCACAGTCTCCTTTCTACACGCTCAGCGTGTACGTGATCTTGAGAGAATCACCGTCGTTAAGAGCCAAGGCCGTTCCGAATGCGACTGCGTTCCAAAGCGTACCAGTCGTGCCACCCTTGGTGTTATTCGACGTTATGAAGATACCCTTGATCGTGATGCTGTCAGTGTCAATACTGAAAACAGCCTGTGTCGAGTTGGTAACAGCTTGTCCAGCTGCTGCATCAGCCAACCATTCTTGACGATTGGCTTCAGTGTAATCTTCATTTTCAATCCAGCCAGCGTGACTGGCCATTGTGTCACCAGCTGCGAAAGCTGTGAAAGACGCATTGTCCACAAGACCAATGTACCAGTTTGAGATTTGCGTTCCAGCGTTGAACATAATGTCCAACAACGCATTTTTACCGACATTCGTAATGAGATTCTTACCCTCACGAATGTCGATAACTTTTCCGTTGCGGATATGTTCAACCCTGTACCGACCAACCAACTTCGGGCCATGATCAACTTCTGCACCAACTTTCTCAACGACCTTGAGCTTGTCCATCTTTCTTCTCCTTACAGTGGCGGGAGTGTTCCGCGCCTAAGTTCACGTCGGAGCGCTAGACCAATGTCCCGCGCTGTAACAGTTGCGTTCTTACCACCTTCGACTGAAACATTGATGTCACCAAAAGTATGGTTACTAACATAACCACCACTTGCCATATGTCTGGCACCACCATTGTTCATAGCAACCAATTGACTATAGAATCGACGTGTCGCACCAGCATTAACAACAAATTCACCTGGTGAAAGCATTGCTGGAATCGTGTCAAGACCACGAGCAAAGCCACCAAAGGCGTAACCTTCTGGTGCTGTTGGAGGTGTCATTCCCATATTATTTACGGCGTCTCTATATCGTTGATGTTCTTGGATCATTCTATCAACCATTTGTTCAGTTAGTTTAATTTGTGTCGCATTATTAGATTGGACGGTATTTGTCATGTCCGAATATGTTTGCGCATGAACAGTTTTCAACGCTTCCAACTCTTTTTCATTGGCTTTCATAGTTTCATATTGTCCCAGAGCTTGACGTGCTTCTATACCAGCTTGTGTGGACAATAAACCAATTTCAGTATATTTTGTTTTCGGTAAAGCTTCACCCATTTTTTCAAAAATTTTTGAACCGGCGTCCAGTAAGGGTAAAACTGTTTGTAGCGCGGACATCCGTGATTTGATATTATCTGATTTAAGTGCTGTTAAGTTACCTGCTAAACTATCAAAAATCGGTGCTTTTTCACGCGAAATAAGACTAACAGGTGCTAGTTCATTCATTTTCTCTATTGCCGCAACAACATTTACAACTTGTTTGTTAAAAGTATCGGCAGTAGTTAAATTTTTATTTGTTACTTTTTCAATTTGTTTTGACCGTTCCTCTCTCTCTTTTTCAGCTTTGGCACGTTCGTCATCAACAGCTTTTATTTGCTCTTTCAAATCAAGTTCACGTTGGAGAATTTGTTCTTTCTCCAACAATTTCATTGTAATTTCAAGTTCATTACCAAAATTAATACCAGTACCACCAAGAGCACCATCTATCTCTTGTCGAAGTCTCTTGTATTCTTCTAACTTCTTGACTTTTTGTTCTTGCGTGTCTTTATCTTTAAACTCAATCTTCAGTGCGTCAGTAAATAATTCTTTCGTTTTCTTTTTACTAGCTTCTAGAGCTTGAACTTCAAGTTCACGTTGTGCCGCGCGTTCTTTAACGATTAAAGACATTTCGCGTTCAGCCGCAAGAATACCTTCTTCAATCTCACGTTGTCGTTCAAGAATTTTAACTTCTTGGTCTTTAAGTTTTGCTTTAGGGTCACCTTCTATTAATTTAGCTTTCTGTGCTTCAAGATTAGCGAGTTCCTGTTGCGTTGCTTTGAACTGTTCTTTTAAATCTTTATACGAATCAACATTGCGTGGTGTATTCTTACTAAATTTCAACATATCATCGAGACGTTCTGCTTGACTTGCTATTTTCTTTTTGGTTTGCTCAATATCTTTCTCGACATCAGCAAGTTCTTTAGCGTACTCCTTAGAACCTTTGATATTGTTCTTTTGCGCGCGATCTGCAAGAGTTAATGCTTCTTCAAGCATAGCCCGAGCATCACGGAAAGCTTCATTGGCTAACTCAACAGAACCAACTGTCATTAATTTCTTTGCTTCTTCGAATAATTGTTTAGCACTTGTGAAACGACTTTCTGCTCTAACGTATTCTGACTGTGCTTTCTGTGGATTTGAAAGATCCTCAATGGAATCTTCGAACATATTATCATTGCGTTTCTTTACAAAGTTACGGCTATATTTTTCGCTATCTCTAGCTATTTGATTTAATTGAGTAATTTCTGATTTTAATTCTTTGATATGTTCAGTGATTGCATCCACAAATGCATCTGTGGAATCTTTAATAGAATCATTAACTTCTTTAAATTTATCTTGAGCATGTTCCGCCATTTCAGTGAGTTTAGCTCGCGTATCCGCCATTTTTTGGAAAATAGGAGTGAAACTATCATTAAGACTTTTCTGTACACTCTCACCAAGTTTTTGATATTTCTCTTTAATAGCATTATTAGAAGTTGACATTGTTGATTCAACACTCGTTATAGTCATTTTTAAATCTTCAAAAACATTTGTTGCGGACATAAGATCATAAACAAGTTTTCCTATCGTTACAATAAGTAAATTGGTTGGAGTTATAAATCGCGCGAATAAACCAGTAATACCACTTAAACCAATTGATGTAAGTTTCATTGCACCATTATATAACGTCCACGCTATAGCACCTGATATAAGAGCTTTTGACGTAATCTCAACAAAATTAGCTAAACCCCCAATTGTCTTGGAAACATACGCAATAGCATTAACAACTTTTGTACCAAATCCTTCAAGGAATAGATTTTTAATCTTTTGGAATTCTTGTGTTAAGAGTTTGCCAGAGCTTTCAAAAGCAATCTTTGTTGCACCAGCATAGGAAACATTAGCTTTTTCAAATTTCTTAAGTGTTTCTTCGTAATCGAGAGCGTTGTCACCAGTTAAGAGTGCTCCAGCCAAGATTGAACGTATATTTTTCAGATCATCTGATAATTCTTCAAGACCACCCTTAGCAACAACATCATTCAATTTAGAGAGAACACCAGTGAATCCAAATGTTTGTATTGCCGCTTGACCAGATGCAACACCCCATTCTTGTATTGTCTCTTTCAAAGCTTTAGAAGGTTTCATCAAAGAAACAAAAATGTTTCTAAGATACGTCATAGCATTGTTTGGTGTCACACCTTGTTGTGTCATAACAGCCAATGCAGCATTGACTTCATTCATGGACACGCCAAGTTTTGACGAAACAGCATATACAGTACCAATACTATTAGCAATATCATCCGCACGTACACGACCCAAGTCAATAAGCTTAAAGAAGCTCGCTGCAACTTGGTTCGTCTGGTTTGTAGTTAGATTATAGGCATTCAAACCGGACGATAGCAAATTGACAGCATTCTGTGTACTTGTGACAGTCACAGCAGCAAAAGTCATTGCATCTGACATAAAACGTGTTGCTTCTGTACCTTTAGCGATTTGATTGGACAAAGTTTCATACAAACCAGCCGTCACATCAAGTGTATCAACACCAAAGGCATTTGAAAGACCAATTATTTCTTTACTCCAACCCTCCATTGTTAATTGATTTTCTTGTGACAACGTACGGATTTCACTAATTTTAATTTGGAAAGTTGTTGCTGTGTTAATGGATTCCTGCATAGCACCAGTTATACGCATGAAAACCTGTGAAATAATAATACCAGTCGTAATAGCTGCTGCTTGGTTAAAAACTTTGTCAAAACGAGATGGAGCATTCTCCATCCGGTATATTTCCATGTCACGTTTCTGTTGGAGCAAAGCTTGTCTATCTGCTGCTTGTTTTTTGGCCCAAGCGACTTTACCTTCTAAAATCCATCTTTCATAAGCTTGTTTTTCCTCGGCCATTTTCCGTTGCCAAGCGACCTTACCTTCAAGCAACCATCTTTCGTAAGCTTGCTTTTCCATTCCTGTCTTTTTAGCCCAAGCGGCTTTACCATCAGCAATCCATTTTTCATAGGATTGTTTTTCCATTGCTATTTTCTTGGCCCAAGCAGCTTGACCTTCCATCGACCACATTTCCAAATCACGTTTTTGCATAACAGCAGATTGGGACAAACCGACACCACCAAGACCACGAACACTCGAAATATTAAATTCTTTGGAGGCTGAAGTCATTTGACCAAGTGAATTACGTAGTCTTCCAGCTTTATCAAAAGCTAAAAGTGCATCTGTGGTTTTCTTCATCTGAACTTCAACTTCACGACTATCAGCTGTTATCGCTTTAAATGTCGCACTAATAAGTTGACCTTTCTTCGTTAAATTAACAGACTCCAACGCTACTGCTTGAATACCTTTATTTAACTTATTAAACATTTCAATAAGAACTTGTTCACCGCGTTTCGTATCGGTGAGGTCAAACCCAAGTTTCATTTTGCCTTCTTCATTAGCCACGCGTCGTGAACCTCCCATTAGCGTTCAAGTCGAAAAATGACATTATGACGAAATCCTTGAGTTTAGGTAATTTCGTCGGGGCAATTGTTTTCATATACGTGACAAAAGCTTTTTTACCTTCTTCAAGACTTTGCCAAGGTGTAGGCAACTGACCACCTGGATAGTTGTGAGCAAAAAAGTCATTCCACCAATAGTAAAATAGTTGTGGTTCAATTTCAAAGAAGACACCACGTTCTTGTGTCTCAAACCGAAAGAGCATTTGTCTATCGCCCATAGAACCAGTCGCAGGGCTTTTATTGGGTTTCGTTTGTGCACCACCAATAGGAACAGAAATTCGTAAAAATCGACCAAGTGGAAGAAATGTACCACGGGCTTGACCAGTATCAACAGGAACACGCACGACAGCTGCGCGAACAAAAGCTCGCGCAGCTTGTCGTGCCTGTGTCGACAAAGAAGCCAATAGTGCTCTATTGAACTTTTTAGAGTCCCATTTGAAAACAGGTAATGAAGCCGTGATACTAAACAAGACCTAAACCAATCCTTTCATCTTCTTCTTTCTCACGCCCTTGTTCAAAGGCTATGAGCATTGCTTGCGTCCAAAAATCCATGTCATCCCATTCTTCCTTGACACCTGGCGGTTTGATCTTAAAACGTTCACAAGCCCGCCAAATGACATAGATAAGAGTCCTCCCATCTGGGATGATTAAGCTTCCTTCTCTTGGTTTACCATGTTGAAAAAACGGGCACGCGCTTCTTTGATCCGTTCTTCGTTGAGACCATTTGCAGTTGTAGCCGCAACAAAGATTCGACCAACCTCTGCTCCAGTGAGACCAGCGTCCTTCAGTTCCTTCTCAATATTTTCCCATGAGGAAGGATCGTTAGCTTTCACAGTTTCCCACTCAAGAGCAGGTGTTGCTTCGAGAGATTTCATAATCATCCAACTGAAACGTTTGAGAGCGTACGCTTGTTGCGCTTTTTTGTACGTGGGATCAGTCGGATCAGCTGTGGGTACTTTTTCACCGCGCCGAGTAATCATAGGAGGAACTGGTTCCTTGACCAATTGCTCAAACTCGGTATAGTCAAGAATAGCTTGACATTTGAAAACTAAATCTCCATTTTCACGAGGAAGGACTACTGTTTCGATTGCCGGTCCTTCAAGTTTCTTTCCGTTCAGCTTCATTTTACTTCTCCTTGAACAATGTATTTGGGGTGCTCCGAAGAGCACCCCAAGGGTTTAAGCGGCCAAGTACCTCTGACGTTCCACCGTCAGCTGCGTAAGCTTGACCTCGTTGTCTGCGTGTGCGACCGACCACGTAGCCACCACAGTGATAGCTAGTGCGGACGTAAAATCGAGAGCAACTTCAGCCGTGCCAGTGCGCGTGAGAGTCCACGACGCAGGAGCCGCAAGGTCACTGACCAACTTCGTGACCAACGCCGCAGCAGTGCTAACGGCGAAGATCTCAGCTTCAATGAGAAATTCGTCGTTATCTGCTACGTCTTCAGCACCAATCGAAGCAATTGTCGTGGAACCAATCTTAAGAGCCAGTGCCAACGTGTCAGTGCTGTTGTTATCAACAACAATACCACGCGCACGAATCTTAAGACGGTCACCCGCAACAATCGTGTTGGCAGGCATCGTGTACGAAACGTCGAAAGCCGTCGCGACAACAGTGTTCTCGACTTCGCTCGACGCCGCTGTATTCGCATACAGCAAACCTGCCGCTGCTTTCTGAATCTCCAACAACTCAGAAAGCATACGTTGCCAATCGAAAGCATCCGGACCAGTCGTCTCAACTGGAGTCGTACCTCTCGTTTCGGATGCACCACGCCACAAACTCGATGGGAAGCTCATTCATTCCTCTTTCTAGGTCTGAGCGGACCTGGTAATGGTGGCCTCGGTCGCATTGCACTTGCCGGAGCACTGAATGGTTCCGGCCTTGGTGTCATGTGACAGCTTTTCGTAGCGGAAATCCGGTAGAATGATCTGCTCAATCATGTCCGTACTGCAGAGCGGATCGTACCAAATTTCAATGTCCAGTGCGAAAGGCGCACACTGATCAGAGTCGGAAGAAGTCCAGGAAGCAGCACCACCGCGCTTCTTGAGAGCATCTTCAGGCGTAATCAACGTGGTCGTTTCGCCTTTGAGGAACTCCCACAACAGGTCGAGCCGAACATCCATTGGCTCTTGCTGTCCGTTTCGGACCGTGTCAAGAACACCACGATCACGAACGTACTCACGCACCACCGTCTCGTCGAAAGTTACAGTACCTTCTCCAATCTTGATGTCCAACGAATTGGCTGGAGAAGTACCATCGACGAGGCGAACGATTGCGTTTTTCAGATCAAACTGTGCCATCGCCAGAAGCGAAGCACAAGAGATCAACTTCATCGCTTGCCTCCTAACCATTCAGGTTAGCGTGGTAATGGCCTTCGACTGTACTCTGCAACAATTGCGTTGTAGCGTCGATTTGGCCGAAATGACTAACAACTAACTTCGCCTTGTCATCAGTTATTAGCTGAAGACAAGTAATGAACGACTGATCATCGTCCACCCCATTTCCTAATTTGAAAATGGGTATCTCAGCTACAAACCACTTACAAACTAATCCTTCATTTGTAAGGAATCTGTAGTTGTTCTTCCCGTTTTTTGCCGAAGAAATTACGATGTTGACTTCAACCGTAACTCCCCATTCGTCTTTTGACCGCCCCGAGAAGTTTGGGCCGTCAATACGAAGTTCCAGCCAGTCCTCTGGGTGTCCCTGTTTTGCAGGGGCACTTTCGATGTAAAGTGGTAATGCGGCAATAACCGCTTGGTCATCGAAATGTTTAGCTATTGAAGCAAAGATCCAACGTGCCCAATTCTTATTCATACAGAAGTCTCCACAGTTTCGACCAAAGTTAAAGTTTCAGAACTAACGCCTTGTTCCCAATAGTCAAGAACAGTAGATTCCAATTCTTCAACAGGAGCTAAATGGTCAATAGTATCAAACGTTTCGTTAACTCTTTGACCTTTAAGCTCTTCAACAATGAAAATGAAACTTCGTCCTTGTTCGAACTGTTCGATATTCTTTATAGCATAACGACGGTGATCGACAATAAAACTATCATCTAAACTTTGTGCATAGTCTGTTGGTAGATCCCTTGCGTCCACGATAATTCCACGTTGTGTTTTATCATAGAAACCACCGTAAGTGAAATTCTTGTTAGCAGCAATGAATGAAAGATCATACTGGAATTTACGAAGTAGATCAGCAGTTAGGACAGGAGCTTTCTTGATTTTCCATTTAGTTTCAGTAAATGTGACATCACCTGTTTCAGCATCTTGTGTAGCCGTCCCACGAATATACAAATCAACGGGTTGTCCAAAATTCCGTTTCAGTGTATAGATGCTATCTTCAATAAAGCGATTCGCTCTGTTCATTTATTTCCCCATTATTTTTGACCAGAGAGCACTAATGGCCAAACCTACAGTAGATGTAATTAGAAGACCAATGATCCAACTTCGTTGTGTTTCCTTCTGTTCTAATCTGTCAACACGAATAATTAGTCCTCGACTTGGGTCTGACGGTGCATTCAACGTTGCATCCAGTGCATCAACTTTTGTTTTAATTCCTGGCAACAAAGCCATATTGTCACGAATTTCATTAAGCATTTCTTCGTGCAAACGACACCGTACACCTTGTTGCTGTGCCAATTCAGCTTGAACTTGTGCAAGTTTAGCTTCTAATTCTCGTTCGCGCTCAGTCATTGCACCCTCCAATTCAGTGGGGAGAGGCTCTTGCGAGCCCCTCCCCAAGAGTGACTAACCCAACATCACCTGACCGAGCAGGCTGTCCAGCACGGCGATACCACACAACATATCAACCGTGACCATCAAGCCTTGTTTGTTCGGGTCGTAAGCCCACACAACTCGAACAGCCAGTCCCTTGTAGTTGGCAACCGCGCCAACCGCGCCAGAACCGGCACGAGGAACCGCCATCGGGCGCACAACCAGCGACATCGCGTTGCGCACGAAAGCGAAGTTGTACGTGCCGTTGGGTCCAATGAACACGGTCGCAGCATCAGCGAGGTTCGCGTCCAAAGGCCGATCCAGAAGGATCTTGCTATTGGTCGTGTCCACGTCGATGACCGTGTACACCGTACCAGCAGCCGCAAACTGTACGAACTGCCCAACCTGCGGCAGCGCCGTAAAGTTATTGACTGCAATGTACTCTTCCCAACCAGCTTCGTAGCCAGTTGCCGCGTAACCGTTGGTAACACCACCGGCACCAGCTACGCTCTGGTTCACCGCGCCCGGATCGTAAATCGTGATCACAGCGGAGTGAACGACTGCAGCTTTCAGAGCAGGCAAGAACGTGATCGAAGTCGGAGTCGAACCACCGACCGTGCTGACCACTCGATGTGGAATCAAGTCGCCAGCGACTTTGAACCACGTCCCTGCAGCGATGGCAGCCGTGAGACCATTGACCGTCATGGTCGCAGTACCAGCAGCGTAACCACCGGAATTGTTCACAGCACCCGTAACGGTGTCACTGGACCCCGTCACGCTGCACACGTTCTGGCACATGTACATGTTGAAACCAAGACGACGGCCGAGAGACGCCTCTCGAAGAGCCGTGCCCTGATCGCCCACCTTCTCGGCATTCGTGAAGATGTCGAGATTCAGGAGCGCAGTTTCATCCTTGGACGACAGAATGAGATTGCGACCAGCAGGAGGGCACTTGTCATCATTCATCTTCTGGCGAGTCGCCAGAATTGACGCAACCGACGCGTCAACACCGAGCGAACCAGGCTGATACTGGTCCGTGCGGAGGAACCGAGGAGCTTGGGCCAGAACCATCTTATCCACATGCCGAGCGATGGCGAGCACCGCGGGCTGCAGATACATGGCGACCAAGTCCTTGAACGAAAGCGCCTGTTCACGATCACGGATCAAGAACGTGACGTGAACGTGCTGGTTCAGTTTGACAGGGATGTTCGTGGACGACGCGTCCTGAACCGTAACATCCGTGTTCATGCCCTTACGCTTGGCCGTGAACTCACCAGGCTTTCGCGTATTGACAATATCGCCAGACTGCGCGAAGAGATTCTCGAAATCACGGTGGACCAGATTGGCGACCACCATGTTTTCTTCGAGAATGGCCACTGATTCATTCGCCCAATGCTCCGGTACGAATGCATCATTGTTATTGATTGCCGCGATCATACTCATCGTCGGCAACAGAGAAAACTTAAACATTTCCTTTCCTCCGGCCGTTAGGCCACTCAGATCTTGCCAGCTTCCTTGAGCTTTTGTCGTTTGGCAATGTAAGCATCAGTGTTAGTCGGTATCTCGCCGACAGGACCACCGGCTCCATTGCCTGCTCCCACCCCACCAGTTCCAGTACCTTTAAAGAAGTTACCGAACCTGTTGGGTAATTCCTTCATGCGCTTAAGCGCATCCTTCACCGAGAGTTTAAGGCGAACGGGTTTATTATCTTTGTCAACGTCATCAAAGTTAACCCGTACAACCTTTCGTCCCGTGGCCTTCGCATCCTCGCCAAGTTCATCAGCGAGTTCAGTATCCGGTCTCAAGAATTTCGTGAGTTGGCCAGGAACCAGTTCTTCGGCAAGGGCTGACTCCCTTTGCAACTCAACGTCAATCATGAGATCCGAATGAGCTTTCTGTGCGGTATCACGTTCCTTTGTAAGCGTTTCAACGACTTTTTTGTGATCCGCAATGAGTTTTTGTGCACGTTCATCTGACAACTGCTTCTCCGTCTTGAACTGAGCTTCCAGTTCATCAGCACGTTTGGAAGCAGCGTCACGTTCTTCTTGCGTAAGACGCATATCTTCGGAAAGTTTACGATTCTGTTCGGCAGACTTTTTAAGTTCTGCTTCATGGGCTTTCCGCATTCGGCCCATGTCAGAATCCGTAAATTTCTTTTCTCCCCGCGCTTTCGTGGCATCAGCATCCGCTGCAGCTTTATCAGCAGCCGCTTTATCAGCAGCAGCTTTAGCAGCAGCATCATCCTCACCTTCCATACTCAACATCGACAGCATTGGGATCAACGACCAGTTGTACTTCATTTGTGTCTCCTTCCTCGTTTAAGGCACGAGTAGCCTTGTTACACCTTCAACACCGAAATCTCACGCGGATCTCGGAAGAATGGAGCGAGGAATTGCCACGCTTGTGCGCAAATTCCAACTTTAAGGTGCATCGGCACCACACTCCTGTCGAAGATGGTCCTGACACCGCCATACCATTGTGATGTGGCGGCCAGATTGTTAGTCTCCTTCTCAGGGTCGAAACCATCTAGAAGAGCTAATGCTTGTTCACAAACAGCGTACTTAACATCCAATGGTACATTGTCAGTATCGCAAGTACCAATGAGTGTTGCTTCACCGGTTTCATCTGATCTTGTACGTGGAAATTCATGTTCTTGTGTGTCGTCTGATTTCTCACCAATATAAAGTAAGGTATCAATAGCTGTAGAAGCTTGAACAAGAGCTTTTTCACGTTCAGAAACCAACGCATTATCCCAAGCATCTGTGTTAAGACGCCCTGCAAAATAAGTAGCAGCATCAACTGCTGAGACGTAAGAAGTTTTACTAATCATTTAGCGTCTCCACGTTGCTTGGTGGTATCTTTGATACCAGAACTATCAGTTATAGAAGCTTTCCGCTCTGTAGACCCATTATTCGGATCCTCTTCTAAATCATCAACACCACGACTTCCTGGATTTTTAAGCGCTCCTTCAGCCATCTGCGCCATTTGAATGCGAGCAATACGTTCTGCATGATCTTTCTTCGCTTTTTCGACCTCACCAGGAGGATAACCACGTGCCAATGACGCTGTTTCATTGCCAACTAACCCATTTTCAAGGTCTTTGGCAATTTCTTCAGCATCAGAGGTCATTGTACTAGCTGAATCAATCTCATTATTGATCGTATTGATCGTTGCAGCATCAACTTTACCACTCAAAAGGACCAGAGCAACCTGTTTTCCAATTTCTTTTTGGAAAGTCGGAGACGGAATAGCGGTTTTCAGCTCATTCGTCTCTTTAGCTTCTTTACGTCGCTCTTCGTCAGTCTTAAGACTATAGGTTTTCGGATAAGAAACCGTAACTTGTTCTTCTTGACCTTCATAAAGTGACCAGATAGCTGCAATTTGTCTCTCACCATGTTCAAGTTCGAGTCCAATATTATGTAAACCGCTTTCCAAGCCTTGTTTTGTAGCTTGAACAGCAAGGTCCACGCTACCAGCTGTCATGTTAGACAGTGTTAAACTAAGAATCTCTTGAATTTCTTCTTTCAATTGTGCTTGCTTCTTCATCGACGCCATAAGAGGCTCTGAAGAAGGATGAATAAAGCCAGGTCTATCGGTGTCCTTCGGGTATCTACGACCGGAAGTGACACCAACTTTTACTTCTTTCTGAGCTGTTTCACTATAAGGCTGGGATTTCGTTGTTGTAGGTGACGCCGGATCAATGTATGTTCGTGAAGAAGGAACAACTCCTGTCTTCAACGGCCCTTCTTCTGAACGGATATCATACTGTTCCGTATAGAATGGGAAGTTGCTTTTCAAAGCATAAGCCATGTCACTGCTACCAAGATTTAAAAGAGCGACTTGGTAATCAGCAATATCTGTAAGCAACGATTGATTCAAGGCGAAAACCACAAATGGAATATTGGGTATTTCAATGAGGTAAGAAGCAATTGTCTTCTCACCAAATTTATCAATTTGACTACCACCTTCGTCGTAAAAGCTGACCAAAACACCAAATTTACCGTTACTGAGAAGTGTCTTCTTCAACAAACGATACCGACAATTCCAGCCGATAGGCAATTCGTTGACAGGATCAATGTTAAGATAATGCTCACGAAGTAGAAGGGTTGAAAATTGATTCGGTTCTGAAGATTCATCCGGTACCCAAGCAACAATATCTTCAGTTTTGAACGTGTAGATATAAGGACGTTTACCAACTTTGTCCAACATTGAGAAATTTAATGGCAAAGTTGGTGCATCAATGTAAACGCCAACTTTGCCTAGGGCTAATAGCTCAGGAAGAATTTCTTGGCTAACAAATGAATTCATTGACGAACCAAGTTTGTCAACACCCCATTTATCACCATTGCAAGCATCACGATAGCTGATTGGTCCATTCTTACGTGTAATTTCACTGAAACGCTGTGAAATAGCGTTTTTAATACGCATAACGCTACCTTTACTGATAGCTGGACAATAAGACGCTTCTTTACGAGCTTTAAATTCTAAAGGATCTTCACGTTTTGAATACGTCTTAGTGTATTTTTCAATAAAGTCGCTCCCACCTTCCCAAGCATCACGGAACTTCGTCCAATCCAAAAGGTTCTTATCATAATCTGGATGACGATACGATGTTATATCATGCCGGACACCGACAGTGCTTGGTGCTGCTATGGTTATATTGAAACTAGCCATTAAACCACGCTCCCTTGAATGTCGTAACTCTTACCTTGCGTATATGCAAGGGGCAAAGCTATTTCACAGTAATTTCGTGAATGACCATAGTGATCAGGACCAGTTGACACATACGTAGCAATCTTGTTACCATCACGATCTTCTTTATATACACGGACGAGATTTTTGACGTGATCTTGGAACTCCAAACTAATATCAATTGGGATTTGTATTGTGTTATTTTTGAATCGACCCAATGAAGCATCTAACCAATTAGTTCTATCCACCGTTATAGTATTGGCTTCATTGTTCAAATTAATGACTTTACCTTTAATATTATTCCCATAGAAACAAGGAAAAACTTTACCATAAAAACGCGCAGCAAATTCATGAGCTTTACGCCTCTCGGGATTCGCGTCAATAACACAAGCACGAACACCATATCGACGCATCAAAATATCCAACTCTTCAAAGTGTTCGACAGTACCACTGTATAGAACTTTAGCTTTAGCAGCTGCATTCAAGTCTTCAATGATCTTGTCTGTATTGACAGCATAGTCTGTAATTTCAACGTTGAGAAGTGTTCCTACGTCAACACCCATACAAACTACGTGCGCGCCTTGATGTAAAAAGTTACGGTACTCACACTTGGCTCTTTCAATTTCTTCTTGAAGAATTCGTGCGCCCTTGACTTCATGTGGAAGACCGAGTTTTGAATTCCAAAGTTCCTGTTCCTGTGCAGGATCTTTAATGCTCTTATGCACAGTAACAGCAATCTTGGCGGGCGAAACAACACTTGAATATAGCTGACTAATATGGAAACCACGCGCTTCACGGCCACCATAAGAAGCAGCCCAAAAACCAGAAGTCAACCATTCTGGTTTGGACAAATGTGGTAGTTCACCTTTACATTCTTTACAACGAATGTAGCTCTCTTTGACGCGAGGATCATGTTCATCGTCACCACAAACAACCAGACACTCAGGATAAACAAGATGTGTTGTCCGTGAACAAAGCGGACATTTAAACATAAAGACTTCCTGTGTTGTGTCGAGGAAGAACTTATGTATGCCTGCTTTGTGCAACATTGGAGTGGAGAGCATCCACACCAATATATCAGCCTCCTTCTGACCAGAACCACGTTCGAGAGCTAGAGGGATGTTGTCCTGATTCATTTCCTCAAGCTCATCGAAAATGATTTTCGGTGTGGGGATGGACTTCAGGCCCGTGCGGCTCTGCGAGCCTCGTAGATAGAGGTTGGCTGAACCTGATCGTTTGTGCCCCACGTTTTGCACGTCACTGAACAAGCCAGCCAAGTGTGGAGAGAGTTCCAGCGCCTGATCGAAACGAGAAGCAGAGAAATTGGCCGCGTCTGGTTTCTCGTTTGGCAGAACGTACAACACATCTTGTTTTAAAATGTCAATTGTATAAAAGCTGATATTGAGAGCTGTTTCCGTAAAGGCCATTTGCGCAGCTTTCATACCAACGTTCATAGGAGCTTTAGAATCGTGCATTTCCTTGGCCCATGGATGGTACTTAAAAGACCACGGCCCAGGAAATGGGGAGCCCATTATCCGGTATTCTGTAGCCCATTTTGAACAGTTCTGAATAGAAGCTCTATTCAGACCGTTGCTGAGCCGCTGCCGCAGCTCGCTCAGAGCACCGTTCAACTGCTCCTCCAATCTTTACGCTGATACGTTTCAACGCATCAGTGTCCTGTACTTCTTCGCTGATGATACGGATTATTTCATCAGTAAATGTTGCAAGTGTTGGTTTATCAAGAACTTGACCTAAAGAGATCTCCAACTTATGGCCCATAACAGTGAGTTTACCGATCTTTTCGATAACAGTTTCAACTCTTTGGCCATAGACCATAAAATCCCACGGTGTTTGAAGCTGGTTCATTAACTGTTCCAAAAGCATACGAAGAATAGCTATTTCTTCACGAAGACTCTTAAATTCCTCGTCTTTGAATAATTCGCCAACACGCGCGTGATACTGACTGAGTTTGTAACGTTTCAATTGTACGTCTTTACGGAAACTAGCATCGTACAAATGAATATGTGCTGCACAATAACGGCTAGTCAGCTTTTCTTTATTATCATCTACGGAGATATAAGGGCACTGACCACCAGAGTTAGTGTGTTGGCAACGACGAGGATCATCACTTTCAACTCTTAAAAGCTCTCGCATCATCGCCTCGATGAAATTTCAATGGTAACCAACCAGACAATGAAAACACCGACAGGAACCAATAACCACCACCAAGAGTATTTGCACCAAATCTTAAGGAAAGCTAGAACCAATAGAGAAATGATACTCAAAGCCGGAATACCGAAAAGAAGAAATAGATCAGTAAGGAGTCCATCCAAACTGAAATGTCCGCGAGCTTTTCTCATAATTATTTCCTTTTTGGTGTCACGTCAACGTCAACCATGTCCCTTGCCTGACTCGTACCCCAAGACGTTTGATGTCTCCTATGCTTACAAGAGCATAGATAACACAGTAGGATCAATATTAACAGACCGAACAACTTCACTTTGTTCTGTTTCCTTTCAATTATGATTTAACCAAGACGAAAGACACACACCTCGGCTAAACGGTTTTGCTGCTCCAACACACACTTTTTGACCGACTGCTGCTAAATATGGTACGAAATGAACATCACCATGAACATCCACACATGCACCAATATAAGCTTCAGAAGCGGTATAAACTAAAGGATATGTCGAGACTACACCGTCAGCACTGACCATTTGCCCAACTTGAGCATTTCGTGGAGCGAAATGAATAGCTCCATTACCGTCGAGCGCGCCAAAACCATACGCATTATATACAGTATAAACCAATGCGTACGTTGAAACCACTCCTTCTTTACTAATCTTCTGGCCAACTGGAGCATCACGAGGTACAAAATGAATATCACCATTAGGAGCTAAAACACCACCCATGTATGTTTGAACAGGCCACGTTTCAGCGTAAATCAAAGCATAAGTTGATACGACACCTGCCGGACTAATCTTTTGACCAACTGGAGCTGTTCGGGGTATAAAATGCACATCTCCATTAGGTGCTAACACCGCACCTATATAAGCGTTGTTTCCATTTGTGTATATCAATGAATATGTTGATACAACACCTGCTGGACTAATCATTTGACCAACTGGAGCACGTGCCGGACAAAATTGTAAATTACCGTTTGCATCCAGTACCCCACCGAAGTACGCACCATCTGCAGTATAGATCAATGAATAGGTTGTTATTACTCCATTAGGAGCCATTTTCGTACCCACACTACTAGATATGGCTAAAAAGTGAAGGTCGCCATTCCCCATTAATACACCACAACTATTTTCTGGCGGACGACTAGTAATCGGAATGGAGAAGGTCGAAAGAACTCCAGAAGGGCTAATTTTAACTCCACAAGGAGAACCGTCAGCTACTAAATGGACATTACCGTCCAAGTCCATCACACCACCGCAATACATACCGATCATGCCAAGTAAACCCATAACACCTGTTGTATTAGCATTAGGCACGGCATAAGTCGAGACAACAGGAGTTGAAAATAATTTACCCGCATTCACGCTATCATAAATTGATTTTTGAAATGTGTTCCAAGCTGATTGATCAGCATTAATACTATTATCATCCGTATGTGGTACTCTTCCTGGATATTGATTCAGTGTTAAAGGAGACACAGCTCGTGCAGTCGCTGTTGCAGCCAAAACATCCGCGTCGGTAGCAAAATTATTTTTAAGAAGCTGGTTTAGTGTCACCTTGTGTTCCTTTTGGGAGCCGGTCCACCCAACGTTTGTCAATTGTTACTTTATCCGCTAAAGTAAAAGGTTCGGAAAGTTTAATACTAGTAAAGTAATTGTTTAAATTGACACTGGGGTGTGCAGTATATTTACCGCTTGCCAAATCAACATGTAAACATTGTACATCTGTATTGACCAAAAGCTTAAATCCATGCTTTCGAAGCCGGTGGGTAAAAAAGTTATCTTCACCAATAAAAGGCATATTTTCAATATTATGACCAATACAACAATATGGTAATTCGGGTTCTGTCTCTTTCATTTTACGAAGAATAGAAATTGGAATTAAAGCTGCGTCCAAACCTGTCAACCAAGCTTCAAAGACTCGACCTGGTGTAACGTCTGCGGGATAAACCCAATTATTTTCTTTAATCATAATCATCGGCGAAGAAATCTTGATATAGTAAACACCAACAACTACGGCATTAGGATTTTGTTCAGCTATTTTGTGTAAATTCAAAAAGCCGTCATAAGGAAGAACTGTATCTTCACCAACAAAAAGCGCGTATTTAGCTCCTGATTCTAAAGCTTGATCCAAAAGAAGATTTCTAGCAACATCAACCTTTTCACCACCTACATTACCAAAACCGTGTGAGTAACCATTCAAATCAATATGAACACCATGAACACCGTCTAATTGTTGAGCGGGTGTTTCTTTTAAATCACGCCGAGGTTGAAGTATGACAACATACGGTTTAATACCGTGACCTTCAGCGGTTATTTCGCGCATTGTTTGTAGTATCTTTTCTTTACTGTACATCTATGTCCCCTAAAGTTTATTCAGGAACGGTGAACAACAAATTGCTCTACTAAACGGTTTAGCAGAAGCTGTATTAACTTTTTGTATTACAGTACCTTTGTACGGAGTAAAATGAATATCACCATTAACATCTAAGAAGCCACCAATAAACATCTCTGCTGCTGTATACACTAATGAATATGTAGAAACAACACCGTCAATACTAATCTTTTGACCAACATCTGTATTCCGTGGTACAAAATGAATATCACCATTAGGCGCAAGAACACCACAAGCATAGACATTAGTACCCGTTTTAAGTAGTGAATAAGTTGAAATTACTCCTTCTTTACTGATCTTTTGGCCGACAGCAGCGTTACGTGGTACGAAATGAATATCACCATTAGGCGCAAGAACACCACCATAATAACCATCGGTTGCAGTATAAGCTAATGTATATGTTGACACAACGCCAGCTGCACTTATTTTTTGACCAACAGGTGCTTTCCTTTGTACAAAATGAATATCACCATTAAGTGCAAGAACTGCACCCGCATGAGCACCAGAAGCTGTGTATATGAGTGCGTAGGTTGAAACTACTCCTTCTTTACTGATTTTTTGGCCAACAGCAGCATTCCCAGGTGCAAAATGAACATCACCGTTAGGAGCAACAACACCACCAGCATAAGCACCCGCAACTGTATAAACTAATGTATATGTTGATACCACACCGTGTTTATCAACTTTTTGACCAACAGTTGTAGAAGTTGGTACAAAATGAATATCTCCATTGGGTGCAAGAACACCACCAGCGTAAGCTGCAGCCATTGTAAAAACTAACGAATACGTTGATAATACCCCTGCTGCACTTAATTTCATACCTACAGGAGATGCACTTGGTATAAAATGTACATCACCATTTAGATCCATTATTCCGCCGAAAAAAGCTCCTGAAGAACTAGTAAGTAAAGTATCATATGTCGAAACTATTGGCGTAGCAAATATTTTTCCTTCAGCAGCGTAATTACGCAACATCTTTGAAAATGCATTACCAGCTAACCCGCTAACATCAATTGAGCTATCATCACAATGAGGAAGCTTCCCTTGATACTGTTCCAATGCTTTTGGAGTTACGATCTTGTCAGTAGCTGTTGCAGCTAAAATATCAGCATCTGACGCGAAAGGTAGATTCTTAAGTAACTGTTCCGCAGTCATGTTTATTCATCCTCAACCGCGCGGACAACCCAATATGGACGAACCTTGTACACAGGGCTCGTACCACCAGTGATTGTCGCAGCTACTGTGATCGTCATGGTCAGTGACGTTTCACCAACGTCAGTGAGCAACGTAGTGTAACGTTCACGAGTGTGGGAAGCTGTTAGAAGCGTAGTAATTTCTGCCGCACGGTGTTTGGCATTAGTACCAGTAATACCAAAAGATAGTGTAGGTTGAGTGGTTAGAGTTCCACCATTGAGTGTCAACGTTGAACAAACCACACCGCATTCTTCAATGTAAACATGACAACCAGTAGGCATCGTCTGTGTCACTGTACTCGTCGCAAGAACAGTAACTGGTTCACCGTAAATAATTGTTGGCCTAGAGCAATTATTCCCAAGGACATTCCATTTATAAGCATCAGATTTCTGAACAATATCCACACCAGTGATATTGACTGTATGATCAAGTCTAGCCACTGCTCCAATACCAAGTGCTGTTGCTTCAGCACCATCTACATCAGTATACGGACCGACACCGGTCCCATAAGTTCCATCAACAGTTGAATTCGCACCAATAGCCAAACATTCTTGGTAATCAGTGACACCATCACCTGAGCACGCATACGCGCCGATAGCTATAGAATTCTCTGACCACGCTCTTGCGTAAGAGCCTATAGTAACACTGTCTGGTCCAACTTGGCACCAAGTACTTTGAACTCCGATAAGTGTGCTTCCAGTAGCAGGTCCAGGACATTGAACAGTACCCGTAGCACCACCTTGTGTTGGTATTCCAGGTTGGAGAATAATATTACCACCAGCTCTTGCTGGCATTGCTGCACAAGTACCAACAACCGTACATGTAAATGAACCAGCTTTACTAACCCAAAAAGTCGTTGGAGTGGGTACATTAACAATCACGAATGTCCCATTAAAACCACTATCAGTAAAACCAGAAATAGTGACAGATTGTTGAGAAACAAGTCCATGAGCAGCTTGTGTCGTAAATTTAAGATATGTCCCGTCAGAGGTATGGTCACCAGCAGTTGTACTAAGCGGCACATCATATGCTATACCTACATCACCATCACGCGCTTGAAAGTATATATCTTCACCTGCTTGGTCATCAGTATGGAAAGCTCCACCGTAATTATTGATTGTCACTTGTGTGCCACTACTTGGACTCCAAAGTGTAAAACCACCTGAATACATTTCACCGTACTGGTCAATAAAAGCTTTAACTGAACCTTGATTTTGCCATTGTTGAAAATCCGTTGTTTGACCTGACATAGTATTAACTACTAATGGAATTTGAGTTGTTTGGGTACTTGAGACACAAACATCCACATTAGCTGTTGGATTAGTAGGTATGCCACCAAGTTGTAATTGTGGGGACACTGTTACTGTTCCAACTGTACTTGGATTAGTTCCAGTCGTAGGCGGTACAGTCGGCCACATAGTAAATGTGTCAGCAGTCAATACTTCAACAGCAGAAGTTCTATTTACATCACCACCGCCATCGTTCCAAACCCAACCAGACAAAATAACAGTTTGTCCAGAACAAAGATTATGACCAATAGCTTTAATGGTGACTGAGTAACCATCTGACGTATGGTCAGCTTTAGTAACACTTGGAACCGGATCCGCTACTGAGTAACTATAGATACGTCCTGAAGCACCGACACGAATCGCGTCTGATGTAACACCATCACCAATACCGAGTATGTTCTTGTCTTTGCGGGAGAGGGAGAGGTCTGGGGTAGCGTAGTCGGTAGCTCCGCTACCCCACGTGAACTTTCCAACACTAGTTGTTCCAAATTGATTCACACCCATGTACGCATAGGTTGAAGATGCCGTATACGACGGTCCATCACACGCTCCACCGGGAGCAATTCGGAACTCACGCGCTCCGTTTGAATCGCTCGTTTGAAACACATTGTCTGTCTGTCCCGCCGCTCCTTGCACCACCAGCGGAACCTGCCCCGCCGCCGTGCTCTGGATCAACACGTCGGCGTCTGCATCCGCCGTTACCGGCGCTCCACCCAGAACCAACTGAGCGGAAATCGTCATCGTCACCGCAGCATCAGCCGTTTCAGCTTCAAGAGCGTGAGTCAATGCAAACGTGAAGGTCGTAGCGGAAGGAGCGGATGCAATGATGTACGTGCCGTTGTATGTCGCGTCACCGCAGCTTGCAATCGTGATCGTCTGACCGGCGACAAAGTGATGGGCTTGATACGTTGTCATCGTCACTACGTTACTGCCAGAGCATGCTCGCTTGTTGCCAGCGTTGGCTCCAATGGCGGCGACGGCGTTGCCATAGATGCGTCCAGAGCCATGAAGGTAAAGACCAGATGCAAGATTATCCCCAACAGACCCACCTGTTTTCCCAATTACAGAAAGTATACTATCAGACGGGCCATTTAAGCCGACTTGAATACCAGAACCAAGTTGCATCCAATTTGATACGGAAAGCAACCCGTTGCTCCATGAGTTTCCTGACGAATACCAGCCACCGGAAGAATAGAGATAAAAGAGATTAGAGCCCGTGCTACCCTTCGCTTCAAACAGGTTGTCGCTCTGCGCCGTGAATCCTTGCACAACTAATGGAACTTGAGTAGCTGCCGTGCTTTGTACGATGCAATCTGCATCGGCGTCAGCAGTAATGGGAGTCGTTCCGATGACAAGCGGTGAAGCAATATAACCACTGATGACAAGTGTAGTAACAACTGCTGAAGTAATACCGCTCGCAATAGCTGCAACAACTGAAGCTATCGAAAGCTTCTCTCCAATGTTTGAAGAACCTTGTTCACCCATACCCATGTCTACGACTCCTTGTAGAAGTAGAACTCAAACGTGCAGGACGCGGAGGTCAAACCACGGAACATGCCACCAGCCACAACAGGGAAATCTTGCCAAGCGCTCGCAGAAGCTGTACAATAACCATTGCCCGAACCGGAACCACCCAAATCACCGTCACCGTGTTTCCAAGAAACAGTGCCTTTAATAGCTAACCGATTAGCCCAAACAGGAACTTGTAAAGCAAATACCGCTGCGCCCGTGACAGACAACGGGGAAACTTGGGGCGTAGCTTTTTCGTCTTGGTATCCGACTTGTGTAATCATGGTTACTCTCCTTATTATATAATAACTCGACTTGTCGAATCTGTCGAATAAGCTATTAAAAGCTACGTCCTATAAAAATTTTTCAGAAATTTTTACAGCTAAATTTTTGTATAAAACAGGGTGGGGTACTTTTATAGAAATGGACAATTGTTATTTGTGCATTGGACTCTGGCCAATTGACATTCGTCCTTGGTTTTTCTATAGGAGCTGTACACTTGGTGGAGCATTGCGGCATCTGCTTCTACCTTTTTCTAGTTTATTCTGATTTGACCCACCAGGGTACAGGTACTTACATGTTATCATATATTATATGTTATTATCACAAGAGCTAACATAGATCATACAAACGTATATTATTTTATACCTTATTTTGGGCACTAAAAAACCCGTATCTAAAAGATACGGGTTTTTGTAGGTTATTTAGGATACCTTAAGTAGTTTATACTGACGTTTCGGCAAGTTACCTTGGAGAACCATTTCGCGGCGTGTCCGTAACTCAACACAACGCGCCGCAAGTTTCATCACCTGTTTAGGTGTCTGTACGTTGCCGGACATGAGACACGCGATGCGGACACGCAATATGTTCAGACGTTCCGAGTACCGAACGTAGAGACTGTTGATCCTGTCGTTCCTATTCTGTTCGCGGTCAAACGTATGGACACGAGAGAAACCGATTCCGACACGGCGCGTGTCCTTCTGTCCTGTGATGGTGTATCCTTCGGACTTCACCATCTGCCGCACCTGAACCATCTGTTCGCTTGTCATTGCCGTATCTCCTGTCACTCGGTTGGACGGTATCGACCGTCCGATACTGGATTAGACCATACTCCAGACACCACGTCAACACATTCCATCCATTTTCTTCTGGATTGTTTGAGAAGCATAGAAAAGATATATTGCTTCTACCTTTTTACTTTTGACTCTGTTTCTTTTTGTCCTTATAGCTTCTTATAGCCGACCTTTCAATGACCGAAAGCCTATGCACAATGAGACGCACAATGTAAG